TCAGCCCTTTTCGAGCTTTCCGATCGCTGATTGCGCCAGGCGCAGGTCGCGGTTCAGGTAGTGGCGATCGAGGATTTCGTGGACGTCGCGAAGCGAGTGGCCGGTGACCGTCGCGATCTCCGGTGGGGTCGCACCTGCCAGTGCCAGGCGGGTCACCACGGTGCCGCGCAGGTCGTGGAAGGTGACGTCGCGGATGCCTGCCTTCGCGCATGCCTTTCCCCACGACGTCTTGAAGCCATCCCGCGTCCATGACGTGCCACGTGCCGTCAGGAGGATCGTGTCAGCGTTGGGGCGTTCGTCCTCCGGCAATGCGTCGCGTGCGGCCTTGGCGGCGTCCAGCGCGTCGCGGAGCGGCTTGCCGATAGGGATGATGATCCGGGTTGCCGCGCTGGTGTCTCCGCGCCGGATCGATTTGCCCTGTGTGAGGCGGATATGCGCGCCGTCGTACTGCGCCCATGTCAGTTTTAGCAGGTCGCCCTGTCGCTGACCGGTCCACAGTGCCAGGCGTAGCGCCAGGTGCATGTGGGGCGGGGCCTTTGCGTAGAAGGCGGCTTCGTCAACTTCGCTCCAGACGGCGGTGGTACGCTTGGCGCGGTACGTCGTGCCGCCGCGCTTGCAGGGATTGTACGGCGCAAGGCCACGATCGACGGACCATGACAGCAGGCGGGCCAGCACGGCAAAGCTGTAATCGGCCTGCCGTTTGGATTTCAGCGCGCGACGATCACGCCAAGCCATGAACTCGCCGCGCGTCCGGGTGTCGGTCAGCGCGACGATCGGGAAGTCGCCGAACTCGCCGGTCACGATCTTCAGGTGGCGGCGGTAGTCCGCCTGCGTCGCGGCGGCCAACGCCCGAAAATCCGATGAGTCGAGGAAGGCGTCGACCAGGGATTCGAGCGTATCGGTTCGAGCCGCGACCTTCGTAGCGACGGCCGCGTTGTAGCTGGCGAGGAAGGCGGGGGTGCCGAATTTTCCCTCGACCCGCGGACCACCGGCCCATGCGTAGTAATAGATTTCGACTTGCCCGCTCGCGAGGCGTTTGCGGACCTTCTTGAGGCCCTTCATCTTAACCCGCATGCTGCGCTTTCCATTTGTCGAAAGGGCTGACGGGATCGGCGCTCGCGGTGCGGTGGATCACGACGATGCTGCCATCGGGTCTGATCTCGGTTCGCAGCACCTCTTGACCGCACGCGACGACGGCACGCACAGCGCGCGTCACATCGATTTGGCGAAAGGGTACTTTCCGGGGCGCTTCGGAAGCTCTGGTCATGCCGCGCCTCCATCGGTGGGCGTCGCTTGAGCGTCGACGGCTTGCACGGCAGCGGCATCGCGAAGACGCGTTCCCAATGCTGCGATCTCCCGGCACAGCTGATCGAGCGCGGCGGCCGCGAGTAGCAGGTCGTGGTCGCTGACCCCGCGCGCGACGGCGATCTTGTATTGGAGTGCGCGCAGGCCGATACCCAGCGCGTCGGCCAGGCGCTTCTGCTTCAGGTGGCTGGCGGCGCGATCGAACATCACAAGGCGCGCTGCCTCCTCCCCGAATGTGCGGGTGTTCGTATTTTTACGAACAATCCGCCCCGTTGCGAGATCAGCCATTCGGCAGCTCCTTCACCTTGGCGAGGATGTTGGTGACCAGCGTGACGGCATGGGGACGCTGATCCTTCAGGACATCGAGAAAGGCATCGGGATCGAGCAACCGAGTGGGTGACGTGCGGAACATCTGCACGGCGTCCTCGATCGCGGCGCTGATCGCGACTTCAGCGAGATCCACGGCGATCCGGCGATCCTCCATCGTCAGGCTCAGTCGTGCCGGCGGTGGTGCCGGCGGCGGGGCTGCGTCCGGATGGCGTAGCGCGTCCGCAACCTGCACGGCGCAGGGCGGACACAGGTCGCCGTCGATGCGCTGGTTACGCGCGGCGTTCGACAGGGCGAACCGTTCCCAGTCGCGCGGACGATGCCCATCGGCATCGTCATGCGTGACCTCCACGCCGCAGCGGTCGCAGGTCAGGCGGATCGTGCGCGTCGCGGTCATCGGCCACCACGGGTGCTGTCGAGCCGGGCGACGGGACAAGGCCAAGGGATCGTAGAGACGCACTCTACGATTGCCGACTTTCGTAGCATGCGATCACCACATCGGAGGAGGTCGACGAGGAATGGGATGAAGATCACTGGCAAGGCAGAGCATGCCGCGACCACATTCGAGCCGAATGTTGGCGTGGATGCCGTAGACGCAGAGGACGTCGCAATGCTTTCCCCGCGGCCCGAGGCCGAGGAAGACCGCGCGGTCGCCGGTCGCAACGCTGCCGGGTCGCCGTTTGCGGGGCACCTCACCGCGTCCCCCGTGCGTCTGCGATCAGCTTGGCGATCAGGACCGGGGCCAGCAGCATCGCCAAGACGACCGCCAACACCATGCCGACCACCCGGAGGATGCGACCGCGATGGGTAGGGGCCGGCTTCACATGCCGTCTCCGGCAGGATCGCAGCGGGTGCAGCTTGTCTTCGTCGCCCATGCGACCGGTGCATCGTCATGGGTCGAAGCGCCGCAGCCGCGACAGATTCGCGGGTGCCGATCCGGACCGGTATGCGCGAGCTGCCAATAGACCGCCGCATCGAACGGCATCACCGCCGCGATGGCATCGATCGTTGCCGGCCGGCGGGCGGTGGCACCGCGAAGCTCCAGCGCCTGCACCACCAGCAGCATCGTCCCGACGACATGCGACAAATGTTCGTCCGGATTGCGAGGCTGGGTAGCGAGGTACAGCGTCGCCATCCGCTGCGCCAGATCGTGGACCGACAGCCCCGCCGCCTTCCGCCGCAAGATCAGATATCGCGATGGCGATAGCGGGCGTGGATCGGCGCGACGGGGCAGCGGTGCCCGGCGGGTGGCGGTCGCGAAGTCGTGACGATGCAGCATGGTGATTCTCCTTTTCAGGCAAAGCTGGAGCGGTCCCGGCAGCAGGGGTGCAGCCGGGTCGTTCAGTCGGGGAAGGCGGGGGCGCGGCGTCGCCGCCGCGCAGGATCAGTCGCTCACGTCGCTGGCCGCCGGGGTCAGCGGCCCGTCGTCATTCGCGGGCAGACGGGTGTCGTCGTTCGCCGGCTTGGCGCGCTTCGGCCCCAGATTGCGGTTGCCATAGGGCAGGTGTACCCCGGCGCGCGGCATCGCGCTGGGTACGATCGTGCGGACGATCGCCAGCTCCACGACGAAGGTGTGGCCGCAGTCGATATTGTCGCAGCGATAATCGGCCTCGCGGACCAGCGCGCTGATCTGTTCAGACGAACGGATGATCGCCCGCGTGCCGCAATGCGGACACGGGACGAGCGGCGGACGTTGTTTCTTCACTTGCCACCCCCGTGGTGACCCGGCCCCGCGCCGGGCATTCGAAAACTGCGGACGCAGCGCTTCAGCGCCGCAAGCACCCCTTGCGCCTGATCGATCTCGATCAGCGCGCGGAGCGTATCGTTGTCGCTGTGCCCGGGCTGGGTCAGCATCGATGTGGCGGCGATCGCGTCACCATATTCGCGCGCGGTCTCGGCCAGTTTGCTGGCGAGGGCGCGGCGGCAGGCATTGTGTTCGCCGATCGCGAAGTCGAGGGATGCGGCATAGGCGTCCAGCAACGGCGCATGATCGCCCCCGGCCGCCAGATAGGCGGCGTCCAGACCAAGCGCCTGCGCCCAGTTCGGGCAGCTGGTCGTGCGTTCGTCCGACCAGCCGCGCACCGCGGAGACGGTTCGCGCACCCGCAGCGACCTTCGCCGCGCGCCAACCGAGATAGTCGCCGATCTTCTTGACCGCTGCGGCCGAACTGTCGGGGGTGCGGAGCAGCGTCATCGCGCGACCGTCCGGCATTCGGCGGTGGCCCATGGCGGTGCGCGCCGGTCACAGACCGCCGCGCCGTACGAAGCCGCGCCACAGGCAGCGAGCGCCAGCGGCAGGGCGACCGCTGCCCATGCCCGACCGCAATGGAAAACGGCGCGGCGATTCGATGCGACGATCGCCGCGCCAGTGGCTACGTCGCCGGGGAGATCGGCACACGACGCAGGGGAAAGGGAAGGGGGGAACCGATCAGACACGCGCATCGTCCGCCGCGGCACGCCGCACCGGCGAGCCGCCGCCGCGCTGGGCGATGTCGTCCAGCTCGCCGTCCTTCAGGTCGAGCAGGATCGCGATCCGGTGCGATTGGCCCCGCGCGCAGCGGCGGCGGCCTTCGAGGATCGAATAGACCAGCTTCGGCGCGAAGCCGTGCCGCCGCGCCCAATCGCTGATGCTCATGCCGGTGGCGAACAGCCTGGCGCGAGCGGCAGCGACCCGTGCAACGTCGATGACGGGGGAGACAGAATCGGTTGGCATGTGTCATGCCTCATGTTTGCAGAAGATAGCCGACTAATTGAAGCGATAAGATGAATGAGTCAACCGCCGTTACAAAATTTTGATAAAATCGCTGATCGATTGAGGTCGGAGCGGAAACGGCTCGGCTACACACAAACTGATTTCGCCGCCGTCGGCGGCGTCGAACTAGCGACCCAAAGTCGTTACGAATTAGCCAAGCAGCTGCCCCGGTTAGATTATATGTTCTCGATCGGAGCAGCCGGCGCTGACACCAACTATATCATTTCCGGCCAACGTTCGGGCGGCGATGCGCTCGCGCCCGACGAAATGGAATTGCTCGACGGGTATCGTGCGCAATCGGTTTCGACGAAGCTGGCGCTTCGGGTGCTCGCAAATTTGGAGGGCGCAAAACGACCATCCGTTCAAGTCACGGCGTTGCCTAGTGAAGACGCGTTGGCACGGATGTTTCAGGCGATGCTGCTTCCACTCGATCTGGGCGACGCTCTCGAAGAAACCGCAAGAACGTTCGCTCAGCAACTTCCAGCCTCACTCGACGCAGTCGGACCCGGTCATCAGCCGACGACGACGGCCGAACGCCCCGCTCCCGACAAGCCACTTCCAAAGCCCACCAAGCCTCCTCCCGCGTCCGAGCCAAAACCGCGCACATAACCTCGCACCGCAGGCACCCCATCTCGCACCCCGGTGCCGATCGAAAAACTGGCTTGTTCACTACCGCCTCGTATGTTCCGTATACGTTCTCTTATGCGGAGGGCAAGCTTGTAGGAAAGACTGTTTCAAACGCCCCGCCAACGATCAGGTCCGATACGGACCGAGTGGCTTGGTTTTCCTCGACACCGGGTTCAGAATGCGACACCTTTCTGCAAAATGAGTTATGCCGCATTTTGCTAAATGGCTGAGGCGAGCGCGCGCGGAAGGGCACTGATGTTCGTGGTGTCGGAGCAGGTCCGACCTTCGTACAACTGCCATGTTTATATCGGGGGGAGCGATGGCAGGACGTACGAGTAAGCCGGAAGACCATTCATCCGCCAGTTCGGCTGCCGATGACGGTTCGCCGCCAACTTGTGGCGTGATAATGCCAATCTCCCGGACAGCTAACCATTCAGCTGAACACTGGACCGCCGTGCAAACATTGCTGCATCGGTGCATTCGCGAGGCCGGCTTCATTCCCGTAAATGCTTGGCGCGATACAGTGAATGACCGCGTATCAGAGCGCATCATTGGAAATATTTTCAAATTTCCAATCTTTGTCGTAGATATTAGTGACTTAAATCCGAATGTTATGTTTGAATTGGGTTTGAGGCTGGCTTCGAAGAAGCCAACGGTAGTCGTTGTGAACAAGGGTGGCGACGTTCCATTCGATTTAAAGGATTTCCACTACGAGGAATATCCGTCAGATTTAAATATATTAGAAATGGAAGCGTTTTTTGATAAGCTGACAGCGGCGCTTAACGAAAAGTACGAGGCGAGTAAGGATCCGAACTACAAGCCGTTCTTGGGCGATGTTGTAATTGAGGTCGTTACGCCACAGGTCGAATCTGTGAGCCTTAACGAGGCAGTTCTAAAACAGCTTAACGATATCTCGCAACGGATGGCGCGTCTTGAGAAATCATCGGGGCCGGACCAGTTGGCTCGAAATTTTAAAAATCATTGGCCAAGTGCGGCTCAAGTCGACGATGCATTAACCACTAGACTTATCCCAATTGAAGTAACTCAAGAAAAGGCTGCAGCAGATGCGCTGAATTTACTGGGATATGAGGGTCAGATTATTAGGTTTAAAGATAAATGTTTTGTAGATATGGGCAAGCTAATTACTGGTGATGAATTAAAGCGATTTAGAAACGCGATGAAGGAGTAATAAGTCGGATGTACTAGGGAATTATAGTTTATGGCTACTTTCGAACTTCACCATTTGTCATTAGCCGAGCGCACGCAGCCGCGTCTATTCGATGGTAAATTCAGCAAAGTAGAGTGGTTGCGGAAAGCGTTTGGTTCGCCGTTTGCGTTCGAACATCGAGGCAGTGCTTTTCATTGGGTGCCATTCTCGGTGGGGGACGGGGACGAACCGATCGTCGGCGTGATCGAGCGAGAGTATCCGTTCCAACATTATGAAGCGCCGGAAAACGGAGGTTACCCAACCTCAACCGACGTATGGCAGGGTGCCGTTGTCACGATCGATCCTCGCCACCATTCAGACGGTCAAAAGTTAGCATTCGAACGCGGAACTAGGATCGGTCAGCCCCTTGCCGTTCTGGGGTCCTTAATCGGGCAGATCAACGACCGCGACGATGCGCCCTACATCATATCCGTCAGCGCAATCTGGGATGAGGGTAGCTTTCAGGCATTTGCCGAACGGCATGGTAATATCCTTCGATCGGTGACGTTTCAGTTCGTCGTGCCCAACATGTTCGACCTATCGGGCAAGCTGGATGAGAAGCTGAAACAGGTAGGAGAGGACACCGGTGCCAAGCATGTGACGCTCACGCTCGAAAGCCCGGACGGTGTTCGCGCAGATGCACCTGAGGTTGAGGCTGGTGTTGTTTATGGATCGAAGGGGCAGGCGACCGTCACGGCGAAGGCAATGGACGGCGAGCGATATAGCTCGACGGACAAAGTGAGAACGAGTAGGATTGCGCCCCTGCTGGGCCAAGGCAAGGCCCTGCTGTCTGTCGTGCGTGATTACGCTAACGAGGTGTTGGGGCGCGGCGATGCTAGTACAAGTGGCACTGATAGCGATCGCGACCCTCCTGACTAGCGTCTGTGTCGCGATGCCCTCGGTGCTGTCCGATACGGGAAACAGCTTCTTGAAGGGGTTCGTGAATCAGGAGCTTCTCGCGACGTTGGGCGTGATCGTTTCCATTACGTTGGTTTCCGCCGGTGGTGTTCATATTGAACTGGGAAAGCTGGCAACTCGGCTATCGATCAATCTTGACCGAGAGCGGCAAGCGGTACGCTACAGCGCATACCTGCTGATTGGCCTGCTGATTTGCGCCCTAGTTCTGGTGGTGCTGAAACCGGTGCTTGCGGTGACGGAGCGACAAACGGCGTTCGCCAATGGTTCTGGTGTGTTTCTTCTAGTTTGGGCAATCGCGGTCCTTTATGACCTGACCCGCGCGGCGTTCTCAATAAACCGATAAAGATGTCGCGCTATTGGCCGGACCGGCGCGTCGGAAAAACCGGGCCGCGCACGGTCATGGTCGATGCATGATAGGGCCTTTGGAGCGCGACGGCTTCATCGTAGCTTCCTTGCAGCCAAGTGTCGCGATCCTCCGGCCGCAGGATCGTAATCATCGCCTTCGGATGGATCGGCGCGACCAGTTCGTTGGGATCGCAGGTGACCATGGTGAAGCCGTTGCCCTGCGCCGTCGCCTGCCAGAAGCCTGCGACGGCAAAGACCGGTTGATCGGTCACGCTGAACCACATCTCCCCTTTTAGCGGTGGCTTGCCGTCGCCCAGGTCGTGCTTGTCCGGCGTCCATTCGCAAAACTCGGTCAGCGGCACGAGGCACCGATTGGCGGGGTTCGACGCCAGCTTGCGCCACTGGGGCAGGGCAAGGTTGCGGACATTGGTCATCGGCCACGCCGCCTGTCCGCCCAGCACGTCCCACGCCATGACGTCCCACGCGCGCTCGCCATCCTGTTCGCGGATGACATAGGCGCGCCCCTTCGGCCGCAGCTCCTTCGGATCGAACCGGTTGTCGCGCGGGCGTTCGGTGAACAGCTTCTTTGCCGATCCGAACAGGGTGGTGGGTTCGCCGTCGAAGCGGGCTCGATTGCACATGGGCAAGAGATAGGGGCGGGAAAGCGCGACAGCCACTTGCGATGTGCCGGTGCTGCACGCCGTCTCCGGTTCACCAGATGCCGGACCGGATCATCAATCCTTGTGCGAGGTCGCTTACCCGGTTGGTGATATGCGTCCGATCCAGGTAACGAATTAGCAATGCCTAGCTGCCAACGAAAAGCAGAGTTGCGACACTGCTGGTGCCGCAGAACAAGGGGTAGTCAACGGTGATAGTACGCGACGAGCGAGCAATCTTGAACGATTTCAGCCTTGCCTATGCCGGAGCCCTGGCAACCCCGACGAAGCAACAACCCGCGTTCGTAACGTACTCCATCGAAACGAAAGCCTCGATCGCCTCCGCTACGGGCGTCATCAAGGAACAATCTCGCGCTTTCCTGGACAGCTTCCAGGCGTTGAGCGCCGAGGAAGTCTCCCGCGCCAAGGCGGCATTCGGACAGTGGGATGCCGCGAGCGGTATTACCTTCCTGGAAGTGCCCGCCGGGCTGGGTGACCTGAAACTCGGCAAGTTCGACCTGACCCTCGGCGGTCCAGATCCGTCAGGCCGGAATGCTGCAGCCTATGTGTATGACGATGCCGTCTACATCAGCACGAGCGCGTCGGCGACCACGCAGATCCTGTTGCATGAAATTGGCCATTTTATCGGGCTGAAGCACCCGTTCTCAGGGGAGTTCACGCTTGATCCGTCGCTCGACAACTGGAGCCAGACGGTCATGAGCTACACCAGCGGCGGCTACTCGGGCGACGTTCTAGGTGTTCTGGACAAGGCTGCGATCTCCAATTTGTATGGTGACGCCGCGCGCGATGGCAGCCAGGTCGCTTCGTGGAGCTGGGATGCAACGACCTCGACGCTGACCCAGCAAGGCTTTAGCACCGCAACGGTGATGCGCGGTGTCGGTGGTAACAACAACATCAGCGGCGGTGCTGGAGCTGACTCCATCACGATCATCGCCGGCAATGGACGCAACGTCATCGATGCCGGTGCGGGTAACGACGCGATCGTGACGATGGGCGCCGGCGGCTTCGCCGATATTCGCGCGGGCGACGGGAATGATTACATGGTCATTTCCGGCGACAGCGGCTTCAAGGTTGATGGAGGGACGGGGTTCGACATTCTGAACTTCAGGGTTGGCGAGGCGGGTAAAGGCTATTTCTCCCTGGTAGCGGCGCTTACGGCCGGCAGCGCTATCGCCAATGTCGAACAAGTCCGCATCGAAGGCCTTTCGTTTTCCGATCATCTCATCGGCGGGGCTTCCGCCGATTCGATGGACGGAAACGGCGGGGACGACCGGCTCGAAGGTCGAGCCGGGGACGACATACTTTATGGGCGAGAGGGGAACGATCTGCTGGTCGGAGGAAGCGGCAACGACCTGATCGTGGGCGGGGCGGGTATCGACACGGCCAAATTCGAAGGGTTCTACAAACAGTTTTCGGTGGTGCTGGGCAGCGGAGGACGGGCGATAGTGACCGGCCCCGAGGGCCGGGACTCCGTCTCCGAAGTCGAGATGTTTCAGTTTGCGGACGGCACGCTGACCTTCGATCCTGACGCAGCATTCGCCCGAGTCCTGCGCGCGTACGATACGGTGCTTGGGCGTGTTCCTGACCCGGTCGGACTCGATTATTACGTCGATCGGATGGAAGACTTTGGCACATCGCTGACTGACGTGGCGAACGACCTTTCCAGCTCGCGAGAGTTTCAGGCGGCTACGGGTGGTCTGACCAACAGTGCCTTTGTCGACTTTATCTACAACAATGCCCTGCACCGTGCTGCGGACACGGGAGGTAAAGCGTATTACACGCAGGCTCTGGATAACGGCATGACCCGCGGGGCCTTCGTCGTCGACCTGTCAGAATCGACCGAGCATCGCGGTCTGACGGCTGCGCAGGTTGCCAACGGTTTTTTCAACACCGACGATACATTCCAGTCGATCGCCCTGCTGTACGATGGATTTGCCAATCGGCTGCCCGACGCCAGTGGTCTCGCCTACTATGCCGAGCGCGTAAAATCCGGCAGCATGACGTTGGCACAAGTGACGAACGACTTTGCGACCTCCGTGGAGTTCAAGAACGGGATAGCTGGCAAGGACAACGGTCAAATCGTAGATTTAATTTACCAGAATACGCTCGATCGCGCCCCGGATACTGTTGGCCGAGCCTTCTATCAAAGCCAATTGGATCGCGGCGCGACGGCCGCCGGTGTGCTTCAGGATATAGCGCTGTCAGCTGAACACTATATCCTGTTCTCGGCGCATATCACGCAAGGCATCGAGACATTTGGGTGGGCCTGAAACGATCGGCTGTTGCCCGGTAAGAGTCGGACCTGCGAGGATCGATACCCAGCGCGTCGATCGTCCGTCGGCGATGCCCCGAACAGCGCGCGATTTTGACGGTGGAGTTAGCGCGGCGATTGAACTCACGCGCTCTCCAGTTTCAAACCGGTCGCAAACCCCCGATCGCCGAGACTATGTGTGACCTCCGCCAGTATCCAGCGCTGAGCGTTAATCGCTGGTTTGAATCCCTCGACAACGACCGGTGTCTCCGGTTTCAATTCGGCACGACCAAGGGCCAAGGCGATTGACAGGGCATGGGGTTTGCGGGCGGCGCGACCGGCCTCGGCAGTGGCAGCACGACGGGCGTCCGCTGCGGTGGCATAGGTGCGAGACAGCTTGCGCGCACCGTCGACCTTACCGATCGTGATGGTCCGCTTCCTTGCAGCGCCCCGATCGTGCCAGTCGGCCGACACGCCGATAGCCGCTTCCTGCGTCTGCTCCTGATAGTCATGCCGATCTCCGTCGCGGCGACGGATAATTACCGCCGGAAGCGCCGCGCCGGACACGGTCGCGCCGTCCGCGATCGGTTTCAGGATCAGGCGGCCGTCCTTGATCGTCGCGACGGCATCGTGCGCGCGACCTAGACGGCGCAGGAAGGCCAAGTCGCTCTCCCGGCTTTGCGCCTCGGCCGTGACCGCGATCGATTCGAGACCGACGGCGCAGCGGGGCTGGAGGCCATGTGCCTTGGCGACATCGGCGACTACCGTTCCGAGGGTCGTGCCGTGCCAGCTGCGCTCCCGACGGACGCGCATCGCGCCGGTAAAGTCGGCGGCGCGGGCGCGGATGGTGATCTGGTCAGGTGGGCCGCTATGGCCGACGTCATCAACGATGTAGCTGCCCATGTTGACCAGGCCGGGGGTGACGTCAGGCCCCGATGCCCATCCCAACGATACCCGGATCATCGCGCCGGTAGGGGGCAGGTCGAATGCGCCGTCACTGTCATCGACGACCAGGTCGAGCTGATCCGCATCGCCGCCACGCTTGTCCGTCAGACCCAGCGAGATCAGACGGGGGCGGTTGCGGTTGGTGGCGCGCGGTTCGCGCAGCGTGGGCGTGATGTCGCGGCCGTTCATCTCGACCCGATAGTCGGGGACGTTGCTCATCCGTCCACCCGAAGCAACTCGATCGAGAAGTCGATGGCGCGGGCGGTGCCGTCGGGGAACAGCGCCTTGTGCTTTTCATCGAGCGTCTGGATGATGAAGGCACCGAACACGGTGCCGGTACCATCGACCAGCGGCCACGCCTGTCCGGTGTTCGCCATCTTGCGCAAGCGGTCGAGCTGGGCGCGGCCATCGGTCAGATCGGCATGGGCGGTGCCGCCGAAGCTGATCGATTCCTCACCGGGGCCGACATACTGGGTGGCGTCGCGCGCACCGACGCGTTGCGCGGTCGCGTGCCGCCATGCAGTGCGGCGGGACAGATCCTCGTGCGCGAGGGTCGATAGCGAGAAGGGGAACATCCCCAGCGACATCAGCATCACATGTTCCAGTCGGGGCGATCGGCAAAGGACGAATAGGCGGCGGCGCGGTCCTCGCGTTCGATATCTTCGATCGCGCGGCGGACGGCGTCGGCGATGTCCTGCGCATCGCCGCCCGCCTTGATCGTGATATTGTACGTGCGCGCTAGAGGAGCCCCGCCAGCGCTGGCGGTGGCCTGGCCGGGCGGTCCCGCCCCGGCCGCCAGCGCTGGCGTGGCTGCGCCGAGTGCCATCGCGCCGCCCAGCTCGCGCGACAGTCGGGTGATGCGGTCGAGCGGGCCGCCGGAGCCGCGATCGATACCGCGTTCGAGGCCCTGCATCATGAACCCGCCGAACCCCGCGAAGACACGGGACGGCGAGCGGATGCCGAGCTTCTGTTTGAACCAGGCGGCGGCATTGCCGGCGGCATTGACGATCGTCGATTTCAGCGCGCCGAGCATGCCGGTGATGCCCCGGATCAGCCCGGTAATGAGCATGCGGCCGAAGTCGGAGAATTTCGCGGGCATTGTGATACCGAACCACGACATGACGCCGGCGAACGCCTGATAGAACAGGCCGAGCGGCGTCCAGTTGAGAATGGTCGCGGCGATGTTGGCGATCCCACTGTTGAAGAACGCCTTGATCCGACCCCATAGCCCGCCGAACCATCCGGCGATGACGTCCCAGTTGTTGTAGATCTGGTACGCACCATAGGCGAGCAGCGCGACCGCTGCGACGACGCCCAGCACGATCCCGATCAGCGGCATCATGGCGATGCCGGTAGCGGTGGACAGCGCGCCGAACAGGGCCATCGGTCCCATCAAGGCGGCATATCCAAGGGTCAGCAGCGCGCCTGCCCCGAGCAGGGCGGTCAATCCTACCGCCAGCAGGGCAACGGCCTTGGTCAGCGTCGGGTGACGCTGTGCCCAGTCGCCCAGACGTCCTGACATCGCCGCCGCCTTGCCCAGCAGATCGTTGACCGTCGGCAACAGGACGGTGCCGAGCTGGATCGCCAGCGTACTAGCGTTGACCTTCAGCTGCTTGCTGGCTTCGGCGCTGTCGCGCATGCGCTCGGCGAAGTCGCGGTCGGTAGTGCCGCCCGCCTTGCCCGCTTCCTCACGGATGCGGCGATATTCGTTTATGTTCTGAATGAGAGGCCGTAGGCCGGCCTGCACCTGTGCGTCCTCGAACAGGTAGCCCATACGCGAAAGGTCACCCTTCAGCGTCTTGTTGGTCAGCTCGGCGATGGCCTCGATCGGCGTCTTGCCCTCCGCGTACATCCTCTTCAGCGCGGCGGGCAGGTCGACGCCCATCTTCTCGAACGCCTTCACGGTCGTGGGCGAGGTGATCTTTTGTAGCACGTTACCGAGATTGCCGGCGGCGGTGGCGCTGTCGCCGGCACCTTTGCGCGCAATCTGCAGGGCGGCGGCCAGATCGGTGCCGGCGGCGACACCCTTCTGCCCCAGCCCCTGATAGGCGGCAGCGAGGCCGGGGACATGCTGCGCCATATCGGCGATCTCGAACGCGCCTGCCTTGCCCGCCGCCGCCATTGCGTCGATCATCTTCTGGGTATCGGCCAGCGGCACCTTCAGATTGTCGTGGAGGGCGTAGCTGGCGGCGGCGAGATCCGCGATCTCGGCCTTGTAGGCAGTGGCGGCGCGGCCGATCGGGCGCATCATCACGGCCGCCTGGCGCGGATCGAGACCGAAGCCGGCGAGGGTGTCGACGCCGGCCTGCATGGCATCGGGCAGCTGATTGGCGGCACGGCCGGCCTTCAGCAGCTCGACGCCCATCTGCGAGGCGGCAGCGCGCGACAGGTTCGCCTTCTGACCGATATCGGTCATCTTCGATTCAAATTCCTGCGCCGCCTTCACCCCGGCGACGATCGGCACCGCCATCGCGCCGGCGGTGGCGAGCATCCCCATACCCGCGCCGGCGACATTGCCGGCAGTGCCCATGGTGCGATTGAAGCGATCACGCGCAGCGCCGAAGCGCTGCTGCCGGTTGGTCAGCCGTTCCAGCTCGCGGCCCTGTTCCTCGAGCGTGCGAGTGAGGTCGCGCGACCGGTCCCGCAGGTCGGCATCGTGACGGCCGAGGTTGCGGGTGTCGATGCCCGCCTCGCGCAGACGGGTGCGGAGATCCTGCAGCTGCTGGGTCTCGGTGCGGTGCTGCGCTTCGAGCTGCGCGCCCTCGCGTTTCGCCTTCTCGAATTCACGGGTCATGGCGCGGGTCGGGTTGGCGGTCTGGGCAATCTCGCGGCCGAGCGCGGTCACCCGCGCCTGTGCCGCCTCCATCGCCGCCGTGGATCCGCGCATGCTGGAGCGCAGGGTGCGGAAGGCGTCGATCTGACCCTGCGCGTCGCCGATCTTCTGCAACTCCTCGCGTGTACCGCGCAGCGCGTCTGCCGCGCGGCGCGATCCGCCGGAAATGTCGCGCAAGGGGCGGCTGACCCGGTCGGCGGCGTCCATGAGGATGCGCAGGCGCAGATCGCGGTCAGCCACGTCACTTTTCCTTCTTGGGCGCGCGCTCGATGGCGAGGCGGTGCCAGTCCATCAATTCGGTCAGCGGCATGACGGACATCGCCTGCAGGTCGGGCTGGCCGCGCAGCACCCACCAGATGTCCGCCATGATCGGTTCTACTCGGTCGGGGAGACCGCCTGTTTCGCGGCCGAGGGCAGTAAAAAATCGAGCACCTCCAGATGGAACTGGGTGAGATCGGCCGGGTCCATTTCGGCAAATTGCTGCTTGGTGATCGCCGGCGAGGTGATGCGCGGCGCAAGCGTTTCGAGCGCGGTGTAATCACCCTGGATCAGCGGATTGGTCGACAGGCCGCGCAGTTCGCCCGCCTTGGGCTGGCGAACGGTGATTTCGGTACCGGCAGGGTGGGCGGTGGTCCCGGCGACGACGATCGCGGACTGCAGGGCAAAGGTGGCCAGTTTGGTCATGGGTCAGGCTTTCATGGGAGGACGTGCCGCCCCGGCGCGCAGCCGGGGCGCGCGATCAGAAGCGGCCGAGGGCGGCTCGGTGCGCATCCATGATGTCGGTGCCGCCGTAGCGCTCGACCATGCCGAGGACGTCGATGTAGACCAGCTCCACCCCGTCGCGGTGAAGCGAGTAGAAGGCGACGGCGGTCTTGCCCTTCATCTCGGTATCCTCCCCGGACTTGAATTCGCCCATGTCGATCTCTTCGTGGCGACCGCCGATCACCGCGACCCAGCTATGCACCGCGCCGGTGCGGTCATCCTGCGTCGTCGCGACGAAGCGAAGCTGCTGCCCCTCGATCGCAGTGGCACCGAAGCCGCCGATCAGCCCGGCGACGAAGCCACCGACGACCCATTCGGCCTCCAACGCTTCCGCGCCCATGTCGACCTTCACCGGTCGATTCATGCCGCCGCCGCGAAATTCCTCGAATTTGCGGCCGATCTTGGGAAGGGTGACCGACGTCATTTCGTCGACCCAGCGGCCATCGACGAAAAGGTCCGCCTGCTTCAGTTTTTCAGGGAATGCCATGGGAATGCTCCGGGGAAAGGGTCAGGGCGCGGGGGCGATCAGGCGGCAGCCAGCGTGGCGAAGTCGGCAAGGAATTCGTCAGTGACTTCCTGCGACAGATGCAGGTGTTCGAGCGGCGGGACCGGCGTGTATTTGTACCGGATCGACAGCTTGCCCGCCTTCAGGTCGGCGACAGGGTTGCGGGTGGGGTCGAACCACGCTTCGGCACCGAGTAGCTCACCGGCCTGTTTCATCGCGCGGAATTTAGCATTGCACAGCGCGACGATGTCCTGCGCCAGCGAGGGGGTCAGCGGCTTGTCGATCGCCCAGATCAGTCCATTGGCGATGGTGTCGGCGACGATGTGCGCGGTGCGGGTGGCGCTTTCGAAATAGAAGTCGGCGTCGGTCGAACAGGTGCGCGATCCCCAGAAGCGCAGGTCGCCGTTCAGCCGGACAACGGTGGTGATCTCGTCGGCATTCAGGCGATTGGCGTCGGCCGCCGGATCCTGCAAATCGAACGGCACGTCGAAGGTCGTGCTCACAACGGCCGGGATGGGCACGTTGGACAGTGTCTTGTGCCAGCCCTGCGTCTGGTCGATCAGCGCGCGCATGGCGACCGCATGGGCAGCGGCGAAGCTCGGCACGATCGCGCCGGCGGCGTCGGTGACCTTCAGATCGGGATAAAGCAGCATCAGCTCGCGTTGGGTGAAACCCGCGCGGTAGGCGGCGAGCGTGGTCAGGTCCGCGCCGATCGCGCGGGCATAGGCCATCGCACGCACGCGGCCAGCGACGACGGCCAGCGCCTCGGTCACCGCCTGCGTTTCCAGCCCAGGGGCGGCGAGGATGCGCGGTCGAATGCCCGTCTGGGCCTCTGCCGCCAGCAGCGCCTGCAGGCCGGTGCGGACGCCGGCATTGCTGGTGCCGACGACGGCGGTGCTGGTCGCGGCAGCGTCGGCACCGGGCGCGACGCGGACAACGACGACCGGCGTGCGGACGGTAGCGGCGATGGCGGCCAGCACCTTGGCCCCGGTGCCGGTTGCGCCGATCTTTGCCAACGCGTTGGTCATGTCGATGTGACCGGGGGTCTCATCGATCAACACCGGCTTGTCGAGCGGGAAGGCGGCGGCATCGGCCGCCGGCGCGGTGACGACCAGGCCGATGCAGGCGGTGGCGATGGTGGCGATCAGGCGGGATGCCGTCTTGCTTTCGGTGACGGTAATCCCGTGGTGGTAGACGTCTGCCATGGAAGTCCTTTCAGCGGCGGAGCGAGGTGACGAGGTCGACGGGGGCCGGGCGCGGTCCGTCGAGGCGGGTGCCGATCACGCGCAGCACGGCGCGGCCCGCGCCGTCGCCCTCCAGCACGATGCGGGTCGCGCGGATGCGTGGTTCCTGCCGCAGCAGCGCCAGCGCGCCGGCGGCGATCACCGCGAGGCGGGTGGCGGCGTTCAGGGGCTGGTCGATCAGCTCGGGGATCAGCGACCCGAAGTCGCGGCGACCGACGCGGGTGCCGACCGGTGTCGTCAGAATGACCTGCACCGACTGGCGCAGATGGTCGACGCCGTCACAGGCCGCGCCGGTCAGACGGTCCATGCCGATCATTGCGGCTCACCCGAAATGCCCTGACCGGGCTGGACCAGCTTGTGCTTGTGCCCCTTCAGGCTCTTGCCGCCGCCCACGACGTCGTCGCCGGCGGTCAGGGTCTTCGACACCTCGACGCTGCCCATGACGGTCAGATTGCCGAGCACGACGACGTCATCGGCTTGAAGGGTAATCGACCCGCCGGGGAGGGTGGCATTCAGATGCCGCTCGGTCGGATCATACTGAAGGACGGTACCGTCGTCGAAAACGATGCGCGTCGAATCATTATCCGCCGGCGCGGGGTTTGCGTCGGAGAAAAGGCCGGGCAGCACGATCGCGCGGGCAAGGTCGCCTTCACCGCACAGCACCAGTACCTGCTCACCGATCGATGGCGGCGACCAGATGCGGGCGCTGCCGGCGCGTCCCGTCAGCCACGGAATGTCGGGCGTCTCGATAGCGCCCATCGCGACGCGGCACGTCGCGCCGGTGCGGGCGATGACGACGCCTTCGCGGATCAGGTCGCCGATGAGGCGGGGGAGGTCGACAGGCTGGTGCACAGCGCGACCATGCGCGCAGGCAATGGTACGTCACGGGGGCCGCAATCGTAGAGACGCACTCTACGATTGCGGAGCTTCAGTCGAAGATCGGCGGCAGGTCGACCATTAACCGTTCGAACAGGGCGCGGTGGCCGGCGGCGGTCGGGTGCAATTCGTCGTCAGCCAATTTGGCGGGGTCGGGAGTAACGCCATCTCCGCCGAGGGTAAGGGCGATATCCCAGCGCCAGAGATGGACGTCGGTCGCCGTGGCCAGTTCCTGCACGACGGCACGATATGGGCCAGGCGTGTAGGACTTGCTGGGATGAAGTAGAGGCAGCACGATCTCCGCGCCGATGCGGCGCGCGTTCGCGATGATGTCGAGCAGCTGGGCACGATAAGTCGCGGTCGAGATGTTGAGCAGCGCGTCGTTGGCACCGGTCGCGGCGATGACGTACCGCGGCGCGGTCGCGCGCACTTCCCAGCCCGCGCACCGCTGCGCGCTCTGGGTAATGCCGCCAGCCTGCGCCGCGACCAGCACCTCCACCCCGGCCGAGCGGAGCAGGCCGGTCCACCCCTGCGCGGCGGTGACCAGCACGGGCTGGCTGATACTGTCCCCCAGCACCGCGACATCGGGACGGGGCGCGTCGTGCAGCACCTCGATTTCGACAAACGTCGCGTTGCCGGTGTGGAAGGCAATGGCGAGCGCCGAGACCTGCCGACCTTCGGCGGTATCGACGCCAGCGAAATCGGTGTCGCCGGCCGTCACCCACGGACTCTGTCCCGATGTCGACAGGTCGGTCAGGCGGGCACGATGGACGAAATCCTGCAGTCCGTATTCGAGCAGGTAGCGGTGACCGACCACCATCGGGAAGCCAAGCGCGACCGAGGCGCGGGTGCCGGGGTCACCAGCACCCGTGGCGGTGCCCATGATCTTCAGCCGCCCGTTCGCGCCGTCGATAAGGACCATCGAATTCGCGGAGGGGGCGTCGATCAGATCGTTGGGCCGGGCGATGGTGTCGAGCCCGACGACGCTGCCGGCGTTGGTCCATTCGATCACCGCGCGGGTCAGGCGGCGGTTGGTTCGTACATAGCGGCCGGTGTGGACGCGGATGTTCCAACTGTTGGCCGGGGCGGGATTGGTGAGGCGCAGGCCGTTCGCGTACCGGATCGCGGGATCGACGTCCCAACCCAGCGGGGCGCGGTCACCGATGACTTCGCGCCAGATTCGACAGCGGCGCGCGTTGGTCGTCGGAGTTGGTGCTGCCGCATCGATTTCGGCGGTCACCGCGATCGTCACGTCGCGGAAAACGGTCCAGCCCCCGTCCGCGCCGATGCGGTAGCTGTGCCCGAGCGAGGTGCCGTAGCGCACGACAGGTCCGATCTGGCGGACGCCGATATGCCAGCCCGGCTGCAGCGCCACCGGATCGAACTGCCCGCCGGCGAGCAGGCGGTTGCCGCCGGCCTGAACCAGCACCGGCAGCGAAAGGCGGATGGCGAATTTGCCGTCGACCTCCTCGGCAAAGACGATCTCGACCGGTCCGGTCAGGGCGGAATGGCAGGAGATTGCCGACAGCAGGCCACCCTGTAGCGTCGGTAGCGGATGCAGCCACGTACCGGCAGCCAGCGCGTCACCGCCGATCGGCGGCGCGAGGGGAGCACCCACCGTGATCGCATGGCCGCGCGGGGCGATCGAGGCGATCCGCGCGGTCGTTGCGGCGGCGGAAGCGCGGGTGACGCTCTGCCAGCGGATGGCGGGCGCGGCACCGTCGCCGAATGCGCGCCACCCGTTCGGCGCGATCTGCTGGGTGTAGAATCCGTTGCGACGGGGATAACCCGCATCGCCGGGGTTAGGTCCATAGGCGCGCGCAAAGCCCATTGCGGCGGGTGCGCCGAGCGCGTCGACGCAAGAGACGCGCAGGACGTAATCGATCGCCGGGTCGATCACCAACGGCCGAAAGAAGTCGACGACGTAGCGCCAAGTGGTGCCGCCGGTAGCAATGGCGTCGAGAGCGGCCAGATCGCGTCGGTCGGTCAGCAGCAGCCGGTCGCCGGCCGCCGGGCCACCGACGTTCGGCGCGCTGGCAGGGCGCGCGTACAGGTCGATGACGATCGCCCGCGCCGGGGCGGCAAAGGACAGGTACAGCTCGACCCCGGTCAGCACGCCGGCGAAATCGGCACCGGCCGCGTAGAACTGAACGGCGGCATAGGCTGGCACGTGGAAGAGATCATCGACGCGCTGGCAGGTGTGCAGATCCCGCCGGGCAAGTGTGGCAGTCGCGGACATCGCGGCGAAGCCACCGACCGCGCCATCGATGGCGCTGGCGACGGCGGCGCGGGCCAGCGGCCCGACCGCGACCCGCGCGGTGCGTCCACCATCGACGACGACGACCAGTTCATCACCGGTCGGCACCTGTACCGCCGGCAGTTCGGAAATCTTGGCCACGCGGATGCTCCCTTATCGACCCAGTGCGATCCAGTCGAAGCCATCGATGCCGCCATTGGCATCGTCGCTCTGATACTGGACGGAGAAGCCATCGGCGCGGGCATCGCCCTGCCGTTGGCAGAAGTAATCGTCGCCGGTCGAGGGCGTGGCGATGTAGGGCGACACGAGCGCGCGGAAACACTGGGTCGGGAATGCCGTATCGAAGGTGACCGGGACCACGACCTCCGACGTCGCCCGCCCACGATGTCCGCCGAGCTTCAGGATCAGGCCGCCGGGAAAGGTCCAGCTGACCTGGTCGCCGAAATTGTGTGCCAGGCCGCCGAAGCTGGCGGGGGTCACTGCCACGTTGTCGGCCGTCGCGAACAGCAGCTGGGCGGCGGTAGCGGCCGGCACGCTGATCGTCAGGTCCGTCTCCAGTCCCCGTCCGCCAAGGGCGAGGCCATTGGTTTCGATCCGTCGCGTCAGCGGCACTTTCGTTGCGATCGTGGCGAGCAGTGCCTCGCGCATCGCCGCCAGACGCTGACCGAGGCGCAGCGGCGTGATGATCCGGCGATGGTCCGTCGCGGCATTCGCTTCGGCCTCGGTCGCCAGTTCGGCGATACCGGCGAGGTCCTCGCCAGCGGTCGGCAGCAGAAAATTGGTGTCGCCGAAGGTCAGCAGCTCGACGTTGCCGGTCGGGAAGGCAATGTCGATCGCGAGGTGCATCGCGGTCAGTGCCGATTTCTCGAAAATCGGGTTAGCCTGCCCATAGGTCGCGAACAGCGTGCCGTCCGTCAGGTACAGGCCGAAGCCGCGCACCCGGTACGCGAGCGCCGCGTCGTCGCGCACGACCATGTGTACCGTCGAGTCGCCCGAGGCGCTGCCGGCGATCGTCGACACCCGGCGGAATTCGCCGGGCAGTGCGGTAAGCGTCGGCGCAGGCACGAAGGCCGCGTCGGTCAGACCGACATGACTGACCGAGAGATCGATGTTTTCTCCAAGCTGTGCGGACAGGAAGCGCGTGTGGCCCACGCGGGTGACGGTCAGCGGGAAGGCAAGGGTCATGGCGCGGTATCCAGGAAGGTCGCATCGGCGGATTGGAGCGGCTCGCCGTCCTCGGTCTGAAGCAGGCGGTCCCATGGCTGGCTCGCGTCGAGGGCGTAGGTCAGATCGACGCGACGTTGCCCGGCGGCACGGGCAACCGCCTGTATCCCGATCGCGCCGGTCGAGTGCAGTTGCTGGACCAGCGTCATGTGGCTGCGTGCAGGCTTCACCCGTGCCACGTCGCGAATGATCGCCTCGGCAAACGCGGCAGTGGCGCGTCGGCCGCCCCGGGGGCCGAGCGGCAGGCGAACCTCGAAGGTGTGCGGCCGACCGCGTGGGATCGTCTGGTGCCATTCGACCAGACGCAGCAGGTCATCGAAGCTGGCGAGCACCGCGTCGACCGACGCCGGGGTACCCTTGCGGCGCTGTGCTGCGATGGCATCGGCGACGGCCGTGCGTTTCGTCGTATCGCTCCAGTCGGCGTCCCAGCGGTCGACCGACAAATGCCATGCAAGAAACGGCAGCGCGGTGGCCGGAATGGTGGCCGGGTCCATCAGTGAGGCAACCGGCGTGTCGATCGAGGTGACCCGGGTCAGCGCCGCCTCGATCGACCGTTCGAACGCGGTTGCGTTCGGCGGCAGGAGACTAGGCGTATCCGGCATGGATGACCCCCATCGCGGCACAGTGCGCCGCCTGTGTCGCGTCGGGCACGATATCGACCCAGCCCGGCAGCTCGACCCGCTCGACACCGGCGACCTGCAGCGCGCCCTCGATGCCGCTGCGGCGGATCGCGCGGCCAAGGCGGCGGCTCTCGGCGATGTAGGCGGTGAGGGCCACACGGCCGGTGCCGAGGACGAGGCTGGCGTCGGGACCGCTGAACGTCCAGACGCGCGCGTCGATCGCGAATGGCAGGATTTGCGCGGCGCGGACGGTGACGGCGTCGGTCAGTGGGCGGATCGCGCGATCATCGACGACCCCGCGCACCTTTGCGAGCAGTGCCGGCGATGCGATGCCGTCACCAGTCGCGGAGAGAACGGTCACCACGACTTCACCGGGGGCAGGGCTGGTGACACTGGCGTCGGCAACGTCGCCGTCGGCGCGGCGGGCAAAAGCGACATAGGCCAGATCTGGACCGGCGACCGAGAAGGACTCGGGTGCGAGGACGATGCGCTGACGGAAGGCTTCGTCGCTCTCCATCACCGCGACGCGCCCCGTGGCTGCATCGGCAAGCGTGACGACCAGGCGCGGCAGGCCGACCAGCGCCCCCAAGTGGTCGAGATGCGCGCCAGTAGCGAATGCCAGCAGCAGCTGGCGCGACTGGTCATCAAATTCCGCGCGCAGCAGCAGCTCACGATACGCCGCGACCTGCAGCAACATGACCACCGGTTCGCTGTCGATGGTCGCGTCGAACGCTGGATATCGGGCACGCACCGCGTCGACCAAGGCGGTCGCGATTTCGTCGAACGTCAGCTGTTCGACCAGCACCGGGGCGGGCAGGCGCGAGAGGTCGACGGGGGTGGAGGCGGTGGCGAGGTCCATCGCGATCCATGTCGTCGTCGGGTCGGCAGGGGGGCTAGGGTGCGGCAATCGTAGAGACGCACTCTACGATTGCGTGAGAGGTAGGCCACCTGAAACCGGCGGGTCCGGTATCGCTTACATGTTGATCCTTAGAAGGCTGGGGAGAGGGGCTAAGAGGCGCTGTCGGTTCAGGTCGTTCTCACCCAAATGCTACTTCCGGCCTCAACTTTGTCACTCTGCTTGATACCTTGTGATGAGCTTGAACAACGTTCACAAGGGAAGTCTCGGCGTTGAAGGGGACAGCGTATGATCCAGCGATGCAAGCCCGTCGCGATGACCCTTGGCCGATCGTTAGGGTTACTGGCCCTTCTTTCTGCTTGCGGAGGCGACGAGGCAGGCGGCGGCAGCGACTCGCCATCTGCCAACTTCCCGCCCTCTATCACCTCACCCACTTCCTTCACCGTAAAGGACGGACAGATCACCGGTGTGCGCCTGGTCGCGGCAGACCCCGAAAATGATCCGGTGACGTTCCGCATCAGCGGAGGGGAAGATGCAGAACGCTTTACCTTATCGGAAGCCGGCGACCTTACACTTAAAACGTCACTATTTCGGGAACCGATGGATACGGACTACGATAACATTTACCAGTTAACAGTCTCTGCCTCAGACCGTACTTCAAGTGTTTCGCAAAATGTGAGTGTAGCTGTCGAGCGTCCCGTGGACCGCGTGGTCGCAACTCCTCTCGCTTCCGGCTTTATTGACCCTATCACGATTCTAGTTGGACAGAATACGATTGTTGCTCAGCGGAACGGAGATTTTTACTTTGCGCGCGATGGAGTGAAAAACGCTATCGCGGTTCCACTGCCTGACATGCAATCAAACGGATTGTTAAGGGCGTCATCCAATCCCGCCTTGTCTCGGTTCCAAGATAGCTTACGCACCTACTACTTGGACAAGTCCGGAAGACTTGTAGCGACATCGTATTCATATGCTTCTTTCACGGGACTTAAGGCTGCAGGAACCGCGTCGATCCTCGACAAGGTCACCGACGCGCGCGTGTTGTCCTATTTTGCAGACAGAACCGACGCAGGAAGTCTGTCCGTGACGGGTGCGTCCGCAACTCAGCCCGGTACTGAAGGCCTCGCCCAAGATTCGAATTCTGTAATTGGAAATTTAACGATATTTTCGGTCGACGGGACCAAGATACCAGCGCAAGTTTCGGGCATACGCGAAGCTATCGCAGTTTCGTATGTTGCATATCCGACACAAATGCCACGGCTAGCTATCGCTGATCGGGGGGCGGAGTACGACGAGATCAACTCAGTATCCGTGTTATCCGGCCCTGCTAATCTGGGGTGGCCCTTCAAGGATGGGGTAAAGGTGGTAAAGAATGGTGGACCAAGTGACCTAGTAGACCCACTAATTGCGTTTCCGCGAAATTTCGTGACAGGTGAAGCACTTGTCGGTTCGGCTGTCATCGGTTCATCAGTCGTACTTGCATTTCGTAATGGCAATTTATTTACGCTGCCAACGACTGCACTGTATTCATCAAAGCCGCTTACAAACGCCGCACTAGTTGACAGAACTGCTGAGCTGCGCACCGCTTTGCCTAACATTGGCGGCATATCGCTGATCCAGGCTTACCGTGATAGACTTTATGTCATCAACTCCGCAGGCACGCTCTTCGAGGTTCGCTGGCAAGCCGGTCTATGACTACGATCATGGGCTGCGCATTCTTATGCCTGCGAAGAGCTCCGACTTTGCGGCAAGACATAAACACATTTTGGCGTGATAGCGGAAGTTATTCCCAAACCAACTGCGTACTGAGTCTTAACCCTTTCGAAAGGTTTGGGATCAAGGGTTTGAGTTATTTACGGCCGTCAACCAGCGCAGCGAGGAACGCCTCGCTCACCATCGTGCGATCGGCGTCGGTCATGCCCAGCAAGCGGCGGCGGGCATAGCGCACCGGCTTTGCCTTGGCGGCCGGCTTGTCGACCAGCCCTTCCTGGTGGATGCGGCCGACACGCGCAGCCTGTCCGACGAAGCCGATCCATGCCTCGCTGTCCGTTGCACCTTCGCGCAGGTGGCTGGGCGACAGCAGCTTACGAAACATCGCCTTGCGCCGAATATGGCCCTTCCGGCGCAGCTCGCCCGCGCCGGCATTCTCCTGCCCCTCATCGAGCGGGAGCCAGCGGCCGATCTGTTCGCGGTGGAACGACCGGATGCCGCCTGCCTTGATATCGAAGCCGGTCATCAACGGGCCGTCGAGCGTCCAGCTTTTCATGTAGACTTCGCGCGGTGCCGGATCGTCTTTTGGGTACAGGAAATGTACCGCCCTGTTGCCGCGCACCGGTTCGGGTCGCTTGCGGCGGGGGGCGAAGCCGCTGCCATCGGGATTGCGCTGCGCCTCGATCCGGGCGCGCTGGCTGGCGCGGACCTTCTTGGCGACCCGGCGCAGCATCGACCGGCGCGCCGGCGCGTCGAGGTTACGCAGCAGCGCCGTTGCCAGTGCCTCGATCCGCAGCAGATCGTCGCCCTCGGTCATGCCGCTGGCGTCAGCATCATGCCGTCATCGAGCAACCCTTGCACCAGCGATACGCCGCAAACGCCGGGAAAGGCATCGGCGATGACCGGCTCGGCGACATGGGTCGCTTCGAACGCGGACTTGCCCGTGCGCTTGACCAGGACGATTTCCGACAGCTCCAGCTCGATCGACACGTCAGCTGTATCGGCATCGAGCAGCTCGCTTTCGAAACTGAAGGGCTGGTGCGGAGCGCGGTCGAGCAGGTCGGGCTGCTGTTCGGCAACCCATGCAAGGATCGGGATCATCAGCGCGTCGATCGAGCCCGCATAACCTTCGACCGTCAGCGACAGCGTATACCGGTATTTGAAGGTGAGGGCTGCGCCCCGGCGGCATTCGACGCCGCCGCGATCGATGAAGGTCGACAGCTTCTCGGCCTGTCCCTTGAGAGCGGTGGCGAACAGCAGCTGGCGCAGCGATTCAGGCTTCCGCATGCGCTTCCTCCATGACGTAGCCCCACCCGCGTTCGGACTGGATGGTGATGTTCGCGCCGATCTTGCGCAGCCATGCGCGCAGGAGCGAGATGCGGACCTTAGCGGCGGCACTGGTGGTGTTTTCGCCCAGCGTCATCATTTCGAGCGCGAGGTGCGAGACCTTGCGCCGCTTGGCGAGCAGGTACAGCGTCTTGATCTCTGCAGGCTGTCGGTGGTGGCGAACCCCCCGCCAGTAGACGGACGGGGGGTTCAGTTCGATCAGCAGGCCGCCGATCGTCGCGCGATCGGGTAATTCGCGTTCGCAGCAAGGGCAGATTGCGCAGCCGTTCATAGTGCGAAGGTCTCGATACCCCTCACGTGGGTGCCGGTAGTGGCACCCATCGCACCCGACTGGCGTAAGCCGACGCCACCTGTGGTGAAGGTGTTGTCGATGACCGGATCGTTCGTGATCTGAGCGTCGACCGTCCGTCTAAGGATCGAGTAGCCGTCGACGGTGATGGACAGCGTACCGTCCGCCGCGTGCCGTACTTCGAGCGTCGGCAGCGCGCCCGCAACGAGTCCGTCGGGTGGCTGCACGTCCGTTGCAATCCGCACGGGTGATCCGTTGACCATTTTGAACGAGCCCCATTTGGACCCGCCCGCTTCCTTGCCGGCGAAGTAGTAGTTCGAGGCGTCCTTGACGCGCCAGACGACGAATTGGCCCCCTGCGGTCGTCTTGAAACTAAAGGGCACCCGGACGCCATAGGCGTTGCTGGGAGGTATCCAGTCACTGAGCGGCAACGACGTGCTGCTACCGGTCGAATAGGCCTCGCGGTCGTTGATGGTATGCGTTCCACCACTGAAGGTGTGACCACTCGGCGTCGTATGGGCGGTAAGCGCGGTGCCGTTCGGGACGTCGAACAACGTACTGAGCCAGACCGGTGCACCACCGCCGTCGTCGTTCGAGACAATGACGTTGGCGTTGCTCTTCGCACCGACGAGATACCCTGCCGCTGCTCTTAGGGCCAAGGCGAACGACTCCGCACCCTCGGCGACGGTGTCCGCCGCGATCGGGACGCTAACCGTCGTGCTATCGCTGCCGGCTGCGAATGCCGCGACGAGGTTGGTAGGGACGGCACCGTTCGGGAAATCATCCGCCGTGAACGATCCGAGCACGATGTCGACGGGAACGGATACCGCGTCACCATAGTCCGACCGATAAACCGGCACCTTCACGACTGTCGTCGCGCCGGTTGCACCGGTTCCCTCCGCTACCGTCACGTCCGAAACGAAGGTGACCATCGGCGGCAGGGCAATGCCGGTCAGCGCCATACCGATATTGCGGCCAAGCACGCGCGAACCGGCTCCATTGTAATGGACGTCCATGCCGTCGTTCAGCAGATAGCCGCTGGGGCCTCGGACGAACACGGCGTTGGTCAGTGCCGCGATGGCGGATTTGCGAGCGTCTTCGATATCCTGAAGGGTCGCGAGCGTCTTCAACCGTTCCGGTACAAACCCAGGGAACGCGATCATGGCATTTTCCGCACCAGGAATCTGTGATCGCAAGTCGTTCATCTGCGCGATTTTCGCCGCACGATAGTCCGCGGCGCTGACGTCGCGGTTATCCGCCTCACCCTGGGCGTCGATGATCGAATGAATGACAACCCGGTACCCGGCTGCGACCAAGGCGTTGATCGCCGCCTTGGTCTGCGAGATCGCGTTTAGCTGCAGAACGCGGCCGACGCTCCAGTGGGGCGCGTCCGACCACCCGTTTGCGGACGTGCTGAGCAGCGAGGTTGCTCCAACGTTTGCCGGCACAATACAAACGACATCGCCGGCCGGCAGTGTCGCTGCGACAGCCTTGGCCGCGTAATTGATCGGGCTGACATAACCTTCGCTGATCTTGTTCTCGGGGAAATACAGCGGGAAAACGCTGGCGCGAAGCGTCTGATAAGTCGACGTGCGCGTGCGAATGTCGCAAAACTGGATTACGTTCGGCTGTTCGGTGTCGATCGCAGGATTGTAGCGTTCGCGGCCGGGGCCATTGCTCTGGCCTACCGACAGCATGATGTGCGCGGTCGGTAGCGAAGCCGGCACAGGCGTAAGGACCGCGCCAAGGCCCGCTAGCAGGCTGGCGGCATTACCGATCGCGGCGCGGACCTCGGCATCGGTTTTACCGCGCGCGAGCAGGGCACGGGCGATGGCAGCGGCCGTTATCGAACCGCCACCGCCGCCCACGATCAGGCTGCGGAGGCTCACTGCGCGAATCTCCAGCGGAAAGTGCCGCTGGTGCGTGCAGTGACGCGGAAGCGGTAGAGGACGCCGGCCTCGGGTTCGTCGACCAGGACGCGGTCGGGCCCGGTGAATTCGCGGGGGCTGCCATCGGCAAGGCTGACAGGGATCCACGATACGCCGTTATCGAACGACTGTTCCAGGTGGCCGGTACCGACGAAGTCGCCGGTCACCGAAAAAGCGAAGCGGCCGCGCAGGAAGAAACCAGCGGACTGCCCGGCAGCGGTCAGTGTCCCTTCGCGAACTTCCGCCAGTTCGACGTTGGTGGCATTCTTGCCCATGTCAGCGGTCCTCGGTGCAGGCAGTGGCGTCGTGCCACCGGATCAGACGGATGAGTTGGTCGGTGCCGTCGCGCAGCGAAGTGGCGATGCGGATCGTCGCGGCGCGGACACCGGCGGGCATCGTTGCCTCGGCATCGGCCGGATAGCCGGCGGGCTTCGGCGGACAGCGCAGCAGCTCGGCCGGCGGCGTGTCGCGGATCGGCACCGCGACCGGCCTATCGACCGGTGCCGGGGGCGGGGTCAGCGCGCAGCCCGGCAAGGTCATTGAGAGCAGCGAACCAATCGTGATCGACGCGGTCCGTGGTGGCAGCTTTGGCATCGGCGGCTTCCATTCGTAGGGTTGCAGCGCGCGCCGCTTCGGCGGCGGCGCGGGCATGGGCGGCATCGGAGCGGGCGCGGGTGTCGCGGTCGCGCATCGCCGCTGCCAAAGTCTCGGCGGTGGCGCGGTCGGTATCGGCGCGGAATTGCGCGGCGGCGACGATCGCGGCGTGGCAGCGCTGACCGGCGGGATAACGAATGCGCCTGCCGTCGACCGTCGCGACCCCGGCGGTATAGTCGGCCCCGGCGGCGGCGCAGGCGGTCTGGACGAAGGCCGAGAGCCGGTCGCGCTCGCCGGTCACGTCCGACCATTGCGCGTACAGCCACGCGGCGGCGATGCCGAGCGCGATCAGGGTCAGCCATTGGCGCGCGCCGGCGATACGGGCGAGGGCGGCGGCGATCATCGCGCGTCCCGTCCGGTGCGCATCATCGCCGATAGCCGCTGCGCGCGGGCACCGACCTGCCGCGCCCAGAGCGATTGCAGCATGCCGGCGGCGGCGTCCTCATATTCGCGGTGCTCGATCATCCGCAGGGTGTTGCGGAACCCGAGCAGGCGGTTGATGCCGAGGTTGAAGCACATGTTCAGCAGCACGCGCTGGCGGACGTCGTCGAGGCCGCGCCACCAGCCCAAGCGGCGATCGAGATCGCGCTCGCACCCGACGATGTCGTTGGCGAACAGGCTTTCCGCCTGCAGCATCGTGAGGCCGTGGCGTTTGACGTGGGCAAGTGCCTGCGCAGACGTTTCGCAGCCGAACAGGCGCGCCTCGCTGGCGGTGATGCCGACGTCGTCGAGATTGCGGCCGATGCCGATCGTCAGCTTGGCGGCGGTGCAGCGGTAGGTCTTCAGCCGCAGCCCTTCATCGCGGGTCAATTCGGAGACCAGCTTTTGCATCGAATAGGTCACCGGCCGCCTCCGACGAAGCGGTCGCGAATGATCGCGGGCAGGCCGACGACGACGTCGATCGCGGCGCTGGCAAAGCGCGGCGTGGCGCGGAAGGCGATCATGCCGGCGGTGAAGACGATGCCGTCGATCACGAAGGTGTGCAGGTCGAACAGCGCAACGATCGCGCCGCGCGCGAAATAGGACACGACGGTGCCGACCGTGAACTGGATGAACCGGTCGCTCCATGTCAGCCCCTTTTCATAGGCGAGGCTGACCGCCGCGCCCATTGCGCCGGGGACGAGACCCGCCAGAAAGGCGAGCAAGGTGTCGAGGATGGTGAGCAGCTTGCCCATGTCAGTCCCACAGTTGGAGGAGGGGGCGGGTGGCCGGCGCGGTCGCGGCGGCGTCGGGAATGGTGATCGCGATGCCGGCCGGCAGAACCGCGCCCAGCCCGGCAAGGCCGGGATTGGCGGCCAGCACGATCGGCAGCGCCTCCGGTCCCAATCCCCGGTCGCGGTGCAGGATCAGGTCGAGGGTATCGCCCTGCCGGGCGCGGACGGTGTCGACCATCACAGCATCTCCACGTCGGTGCGCGACCGGCCGAGGATGTCGCGGATGGCGTGGACGGCATCGCGGCGCAGTTCACCGATCGTCGGCTCGAGCGCGGCGGCGTCACGGTCGCCGGCCGGCGTGGTGTCGAGATCACGGTGGCGCTCGACCAGCTCGACCTTGGCGAGCGCGCCGATCGCGCGGTGGAAGGCGATGACGAGGCGGCTTGTCCCGTCGATCTTCTTCGCTGGCACATCGGCGAGGCTGGCATGGCCGGCGACTTCCCATGCCGCCGCCTGCGCGCCGATCTGATTGTCGATCGACAGCAGCGCCTCGCGCACCGCCGCGCGCAGCCGTTCGGGGGTGACGACGTGGATCGTGCCGATGCGCTGGTCGAGGCGCAGGCGGTCGAGGTCGATCGCCGGATACCAGTCGTCCGCGATCGTGCCTTCGACCACGGGCGCAGGATCGGGCACGACCGAACCGAGGCATTCGCCGCCGAGGGTCCCGAAGCCACTCATGCCGCGCCGATCGTCGCGGCGTACGCGCAGGACGCGACGATGAAGACCAGCAGTCCCAGTGCGCCGAGCGCGAGGCAGAATGGCCGCAGGGTCGGATCGCCGAAGGGCGCACCGAAGCCGGGGTTTTCGACGAGGCCGACCGCACCGGCAAAGGTCATCAGTGCGCCGGCGCACATCGCCAGACACAGCAGCATTTGCAGGAGAAGGTCGGCCATGGGTCGGTCCTGAAGAATTCGGGGGTGGAGGCCGGAGGATCACGGCCCGCAGCCCGAAGGCCCTCCCGTGTCTTGCGACCTGCCCCCGAGACGCCGGGGGGCGAGCTGGTGTCAGCCGGTCGAGCCGGCGGTGTCGGTCTGTGCGGCGGCGAGGCTTTTCTCGACGCCGCGAATGGCGGTCTTCACCCCGACGCGATCATGCAGCGACTGGGCACCCCGCATTTGGGCAAGCGATCGGGTGAGCAGCGGCACGGCGTCGGCCGGCGCTGCGTCGGCCGCGCGTACCAGCTCGAACCCGATCGCCTTCATCAGCTTGGCGCGGACCTCATCGTGCATGTCGTGGCCGGCGGTCAGCGCCTCAACCTGTTCGAGGATGGCGAGATCGAAGGGCTGGTCGGCGGCCTGCGCCTTGATCGCGGCCTCCGCGATCTCCTCGACCACCAGCGTCGCGGCATCGCGGGCATAGCGGCCGGGCATCGGCACGGCGTGCGACAGGACATGCTCGATCAGCGGCATCGCGCCGGCGAAATCACCGACGTCGATCCGCCAGACCATGATGGTCGGCAGCACGTCGCCCGACACGCCGGCACCGGCTTCGCGCGCGCCGGTCATCAGGCCGTCCACCCAGTCGGCATACTCGGGCAGCATCTCACGCTTGGCGGCGATCTTGCGCTCGATCGAGCGGATTTCCTTCAACCGGCGCAGGTCGTGGGTGAGCCGCGCGGCGACCTGGGCGGCGGCGGTTGCCGCCTCGCGGTCGAGGGCAGGGAATGCCACCGCCAGCGAACCGGCGGTGGCGGGTTCGCCGGCATCGGCAAGCACCGCCGCTTGTGCGGCCAGGACACGGGCCTGGATCTGGAGAGCGAGGCTCATTGCGGGTTTCCGATGCGACGAAGGTCAGGCGGGCGGTGCGGAGCCGGTTACGGCTTCTTGCCCAGCACGATGTTCTCGACGAGCGCGACCATGTCGTAATCCTCGACGACATAGGCTTCGTTCAGCGACTGATAGTCGGCGATCTGCTCATATTCGGCTTCGTCGACGATCTGGCGGCGGCGAGTGCCGGCCTGCGCATAGCGCGACAGGTTGTCGAGCCGGGTGATGAGCAGGGCGTTCGCCGGAAAGAACGGCACCATCACCGCCGTCTTGCCGCCGATCTGCTTGGGCAGGGTCAGGATGCGGTTGCGCGCCTCGACCTCGGTCGGGGTGTTGCCCGCCGTGTTGATGAAGTTGCCGAAATGGGCATGCACCAGATTGCGCCCGCAGATCACGACCAGATCGGTGTCGTCGCGATTCCATTCGGCGATCAACTGGGTCGCGTCATAGACCAGCGCGTCGAGGTTGACGTAATCGACGTCGACCTTCGGCGTACCAGCGGCGACATAGACCTTGCCGGCCGCCGTCACGACGCCCTGCGCGTTGATCGTCGCGGGTGCCAGACCGCCGCCCGCCATGACCTTGGTCGGGGCGAAGTTGCGGATCTTGAACAACCACCCGTAATTGACGTCCTGCAGCAGCGGGAAGGCGACGATGTCGGTATCGGCGGCGGCGTTCACGCCGTTCCACCCGATCATAATGATGTCGCGACCCTGCTGCTTGACGATGGTGTCGCGCACCAGCGTCTGGAATTCGGGGCGGTGCCGCCACTGGTCGAGCTTGGCATACTTGATCGCGACGTCGCTATGCGTGATCTCGCAGCGATACTTGCCGCGATCCCCAGTATCGGTCGGGTCGATCGGCTTGCGGCGCTTGCCGGTACGGCTGTCGGTCTGGGTGCGGCTCGCGATCGGACGGGTGACGCCCACCCCGACCTTGGCACCTTCCTGCGCATCGACGGTGATGAAGTTGATCCGCTGCAGGAAGTCGCTCGAATGCTGGATGACCTCCTCCAGCTTCTGTTCGACGACGGGCGCGACCGAGAAGGAAACGGTGGCGTCGGTGACGCCATTGAGGCTGGCGACCTGCGTCAGCATGCCGTTGAAGAGCAGGCGGGTGTCGTTGCGCATGGAGGTGTCCTGTGTGGCGGTTCGGGGGCGGGGCGTGGAGCGATCAGCAGTCGGTCAGGACCGCGCCGCTGCCGCCGGTCGCGGGCTTGCGCGAGAAGGTGTCCGGCGCTTGCGTGGTCTCGACCTTCGTCTTCAGCGCTGACAGTTCGGTCTGGATCGACGTGACCGTGGCGTTCAGCGGCGTGATCGCGGCGGCAAGCGCCTGCGTCATGGTGTCGCCGAGCTGGGTCGCGAACGCTGCGAAATTGTCGTTCGCCGGTTCCTTGCCACCCGTGCCCCCGGCGGGCGGTGCCGGCGGGGTGGTCTCGGCCGGCTTGTCGTCGCCCTTGGCAAATTTCGAGGCGAAACCGTCGAACATCGCCTTCATCGACGCGAACATGCCGGTCGGGTCGTTGGCGTCATCGAGCGCAATGTCGGCTTCGAGCGCGGCGGTGAAGAGGTTCGCCTTGTCCTGCTTGCGCGGGGCGAAGGGGTTCGCATCGCCCTTGCCGGCGGCGAATTCGAGCATCTCGGTGCCCAGCGATGCCGGATTGTCGGTGACCGCCAGCCCGACCAAGCCGGCCTTGCCCGATCCACCCATATTGGGCGTGATCTCGCACGACGTGAACAGCTTCTGCCGGGCGCGGTTTACGGCCAGAAGCTGGTCGTTCGGCTCCAGCGACGCGAGCAGCGCGAGGCGCTTTTCCTTCTTGCCGGCGACGTCGATCTCGATCTCTTCGGTCTTCAGCGCGTCGACCACGCCGTAGGAATTGAACGGCGGCTCGGGCGAATAGCCGCGCAGATGCTCGCAGTTGATCGAGGCGGTGTAGGTCGCGCGGTTATAGCCGGCGGCCATCTGTTCGATCCATGCGCGCTCGATCACGCGGCCATCGGTGGTGCCGCCCTCGACGGCGATGCGGAAGAAGCGGGTCTTGGCCATGGGGTGCGGTCCTCGGGGTCAGATGCCGGGCAGGGCAATGACCACCACAGGGGCGCATGGGCGGGCGCTTCTCAAGGCCGGGCAATCGTAGAGACGCACTCTACGATTGCGGGTGGCTCCGGGACGGGCGGGCGGCGTGGCTAGGGTCGCGCAGCATGGAGCCTGCCGCCGCCCCTTTCCTGCGCAATCCGCTGACGCTGCCGGTCGAGGACCGGCGGCGCGCCGCGCGCAGCCTGTATTGGCGCGGGTGGGAGGTCAGCCAGATCGCCGAGGAGCTGGAGGTGGCGCGGACCACCGTCCAGTCGTGGAAGGATCGCGGCAAGTGGGACGACGTGCCCAGCATCCGTCGCCTCGAGGATTGTCTCGAAGCGCGGTGGATGATGCTGATCGCCAAGGATCGGAAGACGCCCGGCGATTTCAAGGAAATCGACCTGCTCGGCCGGCAGGTCGCGGCGCTGGCCAAGGTGCGCCGCTACGAGGAGCCGGGCGGCCACGACGGCGACCTGAACGAGAAGGTCCGCAACCGCAACACCGCGCCGCGCAAGGAAAAGACGCCCCCCAATCACTTCACCGCCGAGCAGGCGACCGAGCTGAAGGCGATCTTCCTCGACCAGTTGTTCGGCTATCAGGAAACGTGGTGGGCGAACCTGTCACGCCGCACGCGGATGATCCTGAAGTCGCGCCAGATCGGGGCGACCTATTATTTCGCGTTCGAGGCGCTGATCGACGCGATCGAGAGCGGGCGGAATCAAATCTTCCTGTCGGCGTCTAAGGCGCAGGCGCACCAGTTCCGCAATTACATCGTCGGGTTTGCCAAGCTGGTCGGAGTCGACCTGAAGGGCGATCCGATGCTGATCACCAGCGCGCTGCGCCCGCAGGGCGAGGCGGCGGCCGAGCTGCACTTCCTCGGCACCAATTTCCGCACCGCGCAGGGGCGGTCGGGCAATTTCTATTTCGACGAGTTCTTCTGGGTCCACGGGTTCGAGGAGCTGAACAAGGTCGCCAGCGGCATGGCGACGCACAAGCACTGGCGGAAGACCTATTTCTCCACGCCGTCGACCGTCGCGCACCTCGCCTATCCGTACTGGACCGGGGAGCGTCGCAACCGGCGGAAAGCCAAGGCGGACCGGATCGAGATTGATGTCAGCCATGCCGCGCTGAAGGACGGGCGGCTGTGTGAGGACGCGGTATGGCGGCAGATCGTCACCGTCCATGATGCGATCGAGCGGGGGTTCGACCTGGTCGACCTCGACGAGCTGCAGGACGAATATGCTGAGGACGAATTCGCCAACCTCTTCGGGTGCGTGTTCGTTGACGACAGCCTGTCGGCCTTCCGGTTCAACGACCTGGTCAAGCTGGGCTGCGACAGCCTGGTCGATTGGACCGATTTCAATTCGGAGAGCGCGCGGCCCTATGGCAGCCGTGCGGTCTGGGCCGGCTATGATCCGCAGAATTCGGAAGACGGCGACAATGCCGCGCTGGTCATCATGTCCCCGCCTACCACGCCCGGCGGCAAGTTCCGCATCCTCGAACGCCACCAGCTGCGCGGGCTCGACTTCGAGCAGCAGGCCGAATTCATCAAGGCGGTGCTGTCGCGCTACACGGTGACCTATCTCGGCATCGATGCGACCGGCGTCGGTGCCGGCGTCTATCAGCTGCTGTCCAAACCCGAGAGCGGAATCAAGGGCGTCACCAAGATCGAATATTCGCTCGAGGTGAAAGCGGCGATGGTCATGAAGGCGCAGAATATCGTGCGCCGGGGCCGTCTGGCGTTCGACAGCCTCTACATGGACATCGTCAGCAGCTTCATCTCGATCAAGAAGACGATCACGACCAGCGGGCGCAACGTGACCTTCAAGGCGGGGCGGGGCGGGCAGGACGGCCATGCCGATATCGCGTGGGCGGCGATGCACATCCTCATCAACGAGCCGCTCGACGGGAAGGAGCGGCCCAAGGGTTCCATGGAGATCATCGAATGAGCAGGCGCACTGAGCGGATGAGCGCGCGCGTGGCGCGTGCGGCGGCGGCCGGCGCAATCGTGCCAGCGAACGACCGGGGCACCGCGGTCGAGGCGTTCAGCTTCGGCGATCCCGAGCCGGTGCTCGACCGGTCGCTGCTGCTCGACATGCTCGAATGCCCGCACAATGCGCGCTGGTACGAACCGCCGGTGTCGCGACAGGGTCTCGCCCGGGCGTTTCGGGTGTCGCCGCATCATTCATCCGCGATCATCTTCAAGCGCAACCAGGTGGTCGGGTCATTTCGGCCGAGCCAATGGCTGTCGCGCGACACGTTCGCCAAGCTGGTGCAGGACTATCTGGTGTTCGGCGACTGTTTCACGGTGAAGGTGCGCAGCATCGCCGGATCGACCATGCGGCTCGACTATTCGCCGGCGAAATACACGCGGCGCGGCGTCGAGGCGGGGCGGTGGTTCTTCGTGCCTGGCATGCGCGAGGAACAGGAGTTCGAGCGCGGCAGTGTGATCCAGTTGATGCAGCCGGACGTCAATCAGGAGATCTATGGCGTCCCCGAATATATGTCCGCGTTGCAGGCGGCGCTGCTGAACGAAGCCGCCACCTTATTCCGCCGTCGCTATTACCTGAACGGCGCGCATGCCGGGTACATCATGTACGCCACCGGCGACATCGATGTCGCCGATACCGACAAGCTGAAGGAAGCAATGAAGCTGGCGAAAGGGCCGGGCAACTTCCGGTCGATGTTCGTCCATGCGCCCAACGGCAAGGAACAGTCGATCCGCATCATCCCGATCGCCGAGGCGGCGGCCAAGGACGAATTCCTCGGCATCAAGTCCGCGTCGGCCGCCGATGTGATGGCCGCGCACCGGGTGCCGCCGCAGTTGCTCGGCATTGTGCCGGCGCAGGGGTCCGCGTTCGGCAATCCGGCGGATGCCAACGCCGCGTTCGAGCGGAATGAAATCCGGCCGCTGAAGGCGGTGTTCCTTGATATCAACGATCGACTGGGCGTGCCGGCGGTTCAGTTTGTAGAGGAGGATCAGGTAGCGTGAGCAAAAAGAGCGTGGCCGGCGATGCTGGCAAGGGGGGCGCAGAGAGCGCCGGCCACGGCGATAATATCTCGCCGGACTATCCTGACATGATCCATTTCGGTTGCAACGGTCGCGGCCGTACGTAAGTCCTAAATTGCAACGAACGTAGGAATTCCCGACCGGCCGTTCGGCCGGCGGGGGTAGCCGGATGGCAGTCCGGCCCACCGACGAGATCCAGCTCGCCACGACCACAGGCCATCCGGCCGCCCCGCACCCGGCAGCGCCGGGCGGGATCTCAAAAGGCGATCTGCACACCCATGTATCCAACAAACGTTCGTCCGGTCGCACCTGCGGCCGGTTATATCGGCGGCAAGCGCAATCTCGCGTCGCGGCTTGTCCCGCTCCTCGATCGCGTCGAGCATGACGGCTATGCCGAGCCGTTCGTCGGCATGGGCGGGATCTTCCTGCGCCGGCGGTCGCGGCCGAAGGCTGAATTCATCAACGACGTGTCGGGAGACGTCGCGACGTTCTTCCGTGTCCTGCAGCGCCACTACGCCTATTTTCTCGACATGCTGCGATTCCGCATCGCGAGCCGCGTGGAATTCGAACGCCTGCGCGCGCAGCCGCCCGAGACGCTGACCGATCTCGAACGGGCAGTGCGATTCCTGTACCTCCAGCGCCTGGCGTTCGGCGGCAGGGTCGAGGGGCGCAGCTTCGGTGTCGACCGGACGCTGGGCGCGCGGTTCAACGTCACGAAGCTGGAACCGATGCTTGCCGATATCCATGAGCGGCTTGCCGGCGTCGTGATCGAGCAGCTGGGCTATGCCGACTTCATCCGGCGGTATGATCGCACCGGCATGCTGTTCTATCTCGATCCGCCCTATTGGGGGTGCGAGACGGACTATGGCGAGGGCGTGTTCGGCCGCGACGACTTCGCGGCGCTGGCGGACCAGCTCGCCGGTATCGAGGGGAGGTTCGTGCTGTCCATCAACGATACGGCCGGCGCGCGCTCGGTGTTCGCGGCGTTCGACCAAACCGTATTGCCGGTGACCTATACCGTCGGCGCAGGGGCAGCGAAGAAGGTTAGAGAGTTGGTCGTGGCCAATTTCAACACCCGTGCGGTAGAACTGCCAGCTCCGGCGGCCAACGGCAATTGAGATATAGAAGGCGGTCATCGGACTGCAGATGACCGCCAGCTTGGTATCGAGTTGGATTTCGCAGGATCGCTCTTGATCCAGCGCGACCAAGTTGACCCACCCGCCCAGCAGGCGCGGCGGGACCGATTCTCCTGATAACCCGGGACCGGCGATGCCGATCGTGTGCACGACCCGCAACAGCGGGGCATTGGCAAGGTTTATACCAAGCTCAACCGTGAGGAGCGGTAAGAGATGCTGGGCCGAGTGCGACGGCGATCGGCCTCGGATCAAGTCATCCAGGCGATGGTCCATATAGGGGCGACCGGGCAACTGTCCCTTATGGATTTCGACATTATCCCGGTGGTAGGGCGCGGTACGGCGATGAAGCGGATGCTGGCGTACACGTGAGGAATTAATGGCTATTATCGAAGGCACAGCGGGCAACGATACCCTGACGGGATCTAAGGATGATGACATCATCCAGGGCTTGGCGGGTGACGATCTGATCAACGGCGGTCCTGGACTGGACCAGCTCTTTGGTGGTGACGGCAACGACACCTTCACGTTTACCGAAGGCTGGCCGACGAATCCTACCTCGACTGCATTGGGCTTAATTGACGGTGGCGCGGGCTTTGATACCATTGATCTCCGCGGCCTATTTGACAGTGCTATGCTTCATTACCCGCTCGATTCTGGCAGACTAGGCTTTGGCATCCGCGTCGGCGCCCAAATGTTTGAGCTTCGCAACCTAGAGCGCATATATTTTTCCGACAAGAATGTTACGATCTACGTGGATGAAAGTACCTTTCCCACTTCCGCCGAGATTTACGCCGGTTCAGCTTCAAATCAGATACAGGTGAACGCAAGTGCGATTATCTTGGCAGGCGCTGGCAATGATAGAATATCTATTGGGCAGAATGACGGAAATAATGTTAGAACTGGAAGTATCGATGGTGGTAATGGAGTAGATACTCTACTTGTCGATGGTACGTTCAAAGTAGATTTAAGTTCTGGAACCGTTAAATCCAAGAATGTCAGTTTTAATGTAACTGGCGTTGAAAACGTAACTGTCAATTTTAGTCCTTCGCATCCCAACTACGCAATCGTTGGAAGCGATAGCGACAATATGCTTACAGTCAGCAATCTCTCGCTTCTATATGATGGCGTGAGAATGTACGGCGAGGGTGGCAATGACACGCTAGTCGGTTTTAAGACCGCAGATTTCCTCTTTGGTGGTAACGGCAACGACATCCTTCAAGGTTTAGATGACGCCGATCAACTCTGGGGCGGTGACGGTAATGATAAATTGTACGGTGGTAACGGTGCCGACACACTGAACGGCGACGCTGGCGACGATATCTTAATCGGCGGTGCCGGGAATGACACAATCGACGGCGGTCTTGGACAGGATGGTGTAACCTACACTAATTTTTTCAAATTATATTTACCTTCTACGAGCGGGGCGCGCCTTACATTAATTGGGTCGAAAGATGAGGGCATTGATACTATCACGAATGTGGAACTGATTACGTTCCAAGATGGTGTGATGCAATTCGACGTGAACGCCAAATTCGCTCAGGTTCTCCGAGCGTATGATACGGTCCTTGGCCGTACGCCCGACGCAGTCGGCCTAGAATTTTATGTGGATGCCATGGAGGACCGCGGCGTTTCTTTGCAGTCGGTTGCGAACGATCTCGCACAGTCGGGCGAATTCAAGTCGGCGACCGGAGGCCTCTCCAATGCACAATTTGTGGACTACGTGTACCGACATGCCTTGGATCGCGCGCCAGATGCTGCCGGTGCAGCGTATTATACGAACCTTTTGGATAACGGCGTAAGCCGCGGAGTATTCGTAGTCGATCTCTCAGAGTCGGCGGAACATCGTGCCTCGACACAAGCGGAAGTGTCGGTCGGATACTTCAATGCGGATGATACCTATCAGTCGATTTCGCTACTGTATGACGGCTTCGCGGGTCGGCTGCCGGATGCGACTGGCCTCACCTACTACGCCGAACGAGTCAAATCAGGTGGAATGACACTGTTTCAGATTGCGGAAGAATTTGCTGCATCCCCTGAATTCCAAAGGCTGGTTGACGGCAAAACTGCTGGAGAAATCGTCGATCTGATTTACCGGAACACGCTGGACCGCCCGGCCGATTCAGGTGGACGGGTTTTCTATGCTAACCAGCTAGAGAGAGGTGTTACCGCCGCAGGTGTCTTGTTCGACGTAGCCTTGAGCCGTGAGCACTACGATCTGATGGCCAACCATATCGTATATGGCATCGACCTGGCCTAAACTGATAGCTGCAACGGGACGCGCTGCGTGCGTTGCAGCTACGGCAAATGACCAAACGCATCGCGCCCCCAATTCGCGCGCTATTCCCCCCGCCTCGCCCGCGCGCTTTTCGTGGCGCGTTCGACGCATGCACCGCGTCGCCGGTCCCCTAGGACAAAACAGCGACTGAACGCCGCGATTTAGCCGCGCGCCTCTGACGCAGATCGACGCAGCCAGCGTGCCCGCGCACGCTACGTCTGAAATGCGAATGGCACGCGTCGTGCTCGTCCCCGTCGCTAAGCCATCGGGGCGGCGCAAGCCGCTCCGGCCGACGTTCGCCGAGGGCGTGTCGGATGCGAACAGGCTTGCCGTTTGAAGGGGAGGGGACAATCAAATCAACGTATCGCGTAGCGATTCCTCTTCAATCTTCATTCTACCAGCGGGTAGTGGGCAAACTATGAACTCGCACTAGACACACGAGCGTCTCGGTGGTCGATCGAAGCGCTCATCCGCGACAGAGCCGCCGCCAGCTCTGGGTCGGAGGGACCGGTAGGGCGGACCGGCTTTGCGTCGCCGCGAAGCTTCTTCATCGCGATGGTCAGCAGGTTCTGGAACGTCGACTTTGCATCCGTGACCAGCTGCTCCGCCCAGTCGAAATAATAGGCGTTGGAGGTCTGCTCCAGCTGAGGACCGGCGTTGCCCTCTGCGCCCTCCTTCGTCTTCGTGCGGCGGACCCAATTGACAAAGCCGAACCGCTTCAGACGGGCCAGAGAGGCTTTCACGAAGCCGAGGCTCTTGCCAGTCTCGGCCGCGATCGTAGCGTAGCTGGGGAAGAGTTGGCCGGTCAGGTGATTGTAGCGATCGAGCAGGTACCATAGGATTGCGCGGTCATCTCCGTGTAAGCGCTCGTAGGCCAGCGTCACGTCCTCGCGCGTGCCAGCGCGGCGGTCGGCTCGAGCCTGGCGCAAATCAATGCTGTGAGAGCGGTACAGGCGATCGAATGCGCCCAGAATAGCGCCTTTAATTGCGGCCCAGTGCCGACGGTTGCCATTGCCATGACGATGATGACGCCACGGCTGCGCCTTTGCTGACGCCTCATGATAGCTGTTTCGGCGGACGGGATCGGTACCGCTGCCCTCTTTCCGGCAACCCAATGTGCGACTCACGATCGAAGTCGCAACCGCTGTAAATTGCCGTGCCGTCATGCTGCGGCTCCGGTTTCCGAAATGCCGCTAACATATTGTTTTTGCATTGCCCGAAATTTCTCGGTTGAGAAAATTCAGGGGCTTTCCCAACGATATCGTTCGGAATCATAATCCTGGGGTCGGGGGTTCAAATCCCTCCTTCGCTACCACCGCCACAGACCTTCCCAAGCTCCCTTCCGGGGGAGATCGACCTTCGACCAGATCGACAGCACCGCTGAGCGATGTGAGTACGTCGATCGACCATCCGGAATTGGTTTGCCTAACCGTCACCTGCTCAACCAGCTCGCGCAGCTGGCGGGCGACAAGCTCGGGCGCGCCCGAGCCGTCAGCGTACACCAGCTCCCGCACGCGGCGGCGGTAGGCCTCGGCGATTGCCGGGTTCAGCGCGATCACTTCAATGGCACCCAACTCGGCGCGCTCGCGGACAAGGCGTTCTCTATCCGCCTGCCGCGCGACCAGCGCTTCGCGGATCATTCGGAAGTCGGCCGCGCCTGTCTCGATCGCTCCCACCAGCCGGCCGAGTGCCACGTCGACTTCGGCGATGCGCTTGTCGATTGCAGCCGTGCGCCGCCGCCGGTCGCTGGTCGCAGCGGCGACCTCGTCGTGATAGGTCTTCACCAGCAACGAAATCGCTTCCGGGCTCAGCAGCTGATCGACCAGACATGCCAGGACACGGCGCTCGACCTCCGCGCGCGCAAGCGTACCCTGCTGGTCGCAGGTGCCGGCCTCGCGCGTTCGAGAGCAGCCGAGCCTTCGTGCGTTGATGGCAGCGAACCCGCCGCCGCATTTGCCGCACCGGACCAATCCCGACAGCAGGTGCCGGGGGCGGTTGCGCTGGGGTAGGGGCTGGGCCGCACGGTTGGCGATAGCGTCCTGTGCCGCCTGCCACCTTTCGGCGCTGACGATTGCCAGCTCCGGAATATGCGCCGAAATCCGCTCATCTGCGGGGTCCGGTCGCGAAACCCTTCGACGGGTTTCCGGATCACGTTTCATCTGGACGCGATTGTAGACGAAGCGGCCCGCGTAGATCGCATTGTGAAGGATACCGACCGACCTGCTGCGCGAACCCAGAATGCTCGACGCCGTCCACACGCTGCCGCGTGGTGAGGGGACACCGTCAGCGTTTAGGCTGATCGCAATCTGTCGTGGGCTGCGGCCGGCTAGGAATTCGTCATACACACGGCGGACGACCGCGGCCTGCTCGGGGACGATTTCGCGCAGTCCGCGGACCGGCTCCCCATCGTCGCCGAATGCCCGCACGATCGAATAGCCATAGGTCAGCCCGCCGGGGATGCGGGACCGAGCAACGGAGCCGCGCTGACCGCGTCGGATCTTCTCCGCGAGATCCTTGAGGTAGAGCGCCGACATGGTGCCCATCAGGCCGATGTGCAGCTCGTCGACCTTTCCGTCGCTGAGCGTGTGGATGGCGACGCCGGCGAAGGTCAGGCGCTTGTAGATCGCGGCGATATCTTCCTGATCGCGGGCTATGCGATCGAGGGCTTCGGCGCAGACAATATCGAAAGCGCCTTTGGCAGCGTCGCTGAGCATTGTCGTCATGCCGGGGCGCCGGTTGGACGCGCCGCTGATCGCGACGTCGGTGTAGACATCGACAACTTGCCATCCTTCACGCTCCGCTCGTGTCTTGCAGAGGGCGACCTGGTCTTCGCAGGAATGGATGGACTGCAGTTCGGACGAGAAGCGGGCATAGATGACGCAGCGGGGCATGGACGACTCCGAGGTGTATTGGCGCGCGCAACATCTTCGGCCGCCATGTCGGCGGCAATGGCACGGACGAGATCGGCGATCCGGGCGTCAAGCATCATCGGCTGCACACAGCACCGGTTCCGGCCTGCCCCCTAACCTTGTAGACGCGATCGCGTCCTCGATGTCGATCTGGCAATCGTCGCGGGCGTTGCTGCCATAGGTCACCGACATGGCGATATTGCACCACGTCTGATGCCCGGTGCGATCGTGATGCTGGGCGGCCAGCGCTTGGGCGTTGGCGCTGGTCCAGAACGCGGCATGGCCATGGCATACGAAGCAGGCTGCCATGATGTCGCGGTGTCGGGCAGTAGGGCGTGTCATGCGTCTACCATCCCGTGCCTCGCCTCGTCCGGCGCAGTCTGTGAGCCAGTCGCTACGATCGTCACCTGTCGTTTCGAACGGACCGTGACGACCTCGATCACACCCAATCGGCGAAGATCGCCGAACGCTTTTGCGGCATCTGACGTGTCGCTGCCGATGCGTTCAGCGAGCGCAGCGTTGGTCGGGCAGCTCGCCCCCTCGGCGGCGAACCGCTCCAGCACGTTGAAGACGCGCCGCTGGTTGATGGTGAGCTTCATGCGCCCACTCCGTCGGCCTGCCCGGTGCCAGGGAAGCGCGCCTGCAAAGCCATGCGGATCTCGATGATCGCATCGTCAGCGGTCATCGCGTTCCAGCCTTCCCCGCTCCAAGCGCACTCGATCAAGCGCATCGCCGTTGCTTTCAGGACGGCATCCCGGAGGGTGGCATCCTTCGAAATCTCGCCGTTGGGGCCGCAGCGCTCGGCGGCGTGAAACAGGATGCTCAGTGCCAGTTCGATATCGGACGAATGTCGCGCGGCGACCCGCCGGATTTCGTACGGATGCACACCGAATTCGCGCGCGGTCGGCGGGCAATAATAGGGGTCGCGAAGGATTTGATCGGACGGCGCGGTCATTATAGCCCGATCATGATCTGGAGACCGGGGCCGCCGAGCGCCCAATCGGTCAACCATGCGGTGACGAAGCCGATAGCGAACATCGCCACGGTCTCGATCGCGGCCTTGCGGTGATAGTCGCGGTCGCACGCCGGGCAGTTGCAGTCGATCAGATGGATCGTAACGCGGCGTGGAGCCGGGTCGTGGCGTAGGGAAAGCGGGCGAACGCGGGGCATCAGCGGTCTCCATTCCGACGGTTGAGGTTGCGAACGGCGGTCAGCGCCAGCAGGCAGGCGAGGGCGGCGGCGACGATCGCCGCCGGGTTGCGGCCAAGCATGCCAAAGCCGGCGGCAAGGCCGGTCAGCAGCGCGGATACGCGCAGGAAATTGCGGTTCAGGGGGGTGAGCGGGCGCATCAGGACGCACTCGCGCAAGAAATGCAAAGGTCCGGCTTGTCCCAGCCCCATGCCGGCACGGCGATCCCGATCGGTCCGGTGTCGCTCGACGCGCAGATACGGCACAGGCGCGGCGCGGGGAGATCAGCGCCGAGATGGATCAGCAAAAGCCGCTCCAGCACCGTCAAGTCGAAGGGGAAATGCTGGCGCAGGGCGACAATCGTCGTCCAGCTCGCCGGGGCGATATCTGCCTCGATGCGCATGATCCACGCTGCACGCTCGTGCCACGCGATCTGCGGGTCGGTCGACAGCACGCCGGCAACGTCCTCCACGCCGAAACCGGCGGCAGTCCTTCGACGCTTCAGGTACGCTCCGGGGGTCAGGGTCACGAAAATCTCCGGGCAGCAGAAATCCGCTTCGCGAACCGTGTGGTCGCGAACCGGGGCGGGGCAGGTCGGTGGTCGGGAAGATCTAGTCGATCGGCTTTACGGTGGTTGTGGCTGTCGCTTCATCAGGGCACGCAGAATCGGAATGATCCGGCGCTTCGCGTTTAGAGCCTGGATGACCTCGCGCATCGCGGCGTCCCGGGTGGCATCAGTCGCATCCGGAGCAAGGGCGGCGATCAGGGCGGCGGCGGCTTCGCCGCTTTCGCGGACGGCCTCTATCGTCGCACCAGCGAGAGCGGCCTTCGCATTGGCGACGCTCGACTGACGGGCGTCGACCTGCATGCGAAGCATGTCAATGAGCGGACGTGTGCCAAACATGCGGTCGTGTTCGGTGTCGAGCAGAACAGCATCCCGGCAGGTAAGCTGTTCTCGCTTATGCGCGTGCGACAGTGCCCGCAGATAATGCGGGGTGCGACCGGTGACTTCGGCCGCACGCGCAATCGATATCGCTTCGACTACGTCTCGCAGGGTCTGCTCAATCGACAAGGGTTCGCACGCCGTTGTCATGCGCGTGAAGCGAAAAACGGGGCCGATCGCAGCATACGACCGGCCCCGCCCGCGCCTAGGGAGGTATGACCGCGCAGCGCGTGCCCCTGACCGGTACGATACATTGCGACCGGGCAAAGTTCCCGGCCGTCACTTACACGGCCGAACGGGGGAGACGCTTGTGGAAGGCGCGTCACGAACCATGTCCGTTAGCGCGCCCACTAGTATGAAGCGGCTCGACACCCGGAGCAGTCGCGTCGGGCTTGATACCCAAGGCAACGGCAATGCGATGCGAGTCACCGCGGATGCACCGTCGCCGACCGCTGAGAACCTGATGGACGAGCGTCAGCGAAAAGCCGCGCTCGCGCGCCCACTCGGAAACGTTGGTCCCGGACGCAATGAACTGCTCTCGGGCCGTAATAGCGCGCGCAGGCAGGCCACCGTCAATATTGGCGACTTCGTTCGGCATGTGTCATGTATCAGTTTGTAGAAACTGGTCCAAAAATGCGCAGGATTGTGTGAAAGATCAAGCGGAATTTCCAGATTTGGCGAATTTCGCTTTGCGTCTCAAGGAGGCGCGAAAGGCAAGTCGTTGCAATCAGACCGATTTCGCAGCGTTGGGTGGGGTCGGGTTGGGTTCGCAAAGCCGTTATGAGAAGGGCGAAACTGCGCCGGGCGTGAATTATTTGATGCTGCTTGGGGCGAATGAAATCGACGTTGGCTATCTACTCACCGGCCGGCACACCTCCGATTCGTTGGATCAGGAAACGAGTGCTATCGTCAGCAGCGTGAGAAGGTTGACGGGCGATCAAAGGCGTAGCCTGCTGGCCTTCCTGGCAACAATCGTCCCGGATTCATCCGACACGGACTAATTTGACGCGATCCTGACTGCCCAAGATTGTGGGTATGGTGGGGGTATCATTCGAAGCATCACACCATCAGGTCGCTCTTGACCGCGCGCTTTGCGGTACGGCGGCGGAGCGTGTGTCCGCCGAAAACTGTTCCAGAATGGAAAAAAAATCAGCCGTTCTAGCTCCTTAGTCGGTCTTGCTGGCTGACGACCCGCCAAGCGGTGAGCTAGGGCTCGAACAGAAGGCTGATTGCAGTCGGCTTCTGCACGAAATCTGCAAACCTGCCGGGTATGGTGCTTGGTGAAGGAGATACACCATGCTCAGCCTAGTGATGCTATTGGTGCTGACCGGAGACCCCAAAGTTATAACCTCTTATCAGAGCAAGGCGCTCGACCAAGAGGGAGTGACGACAGAGCTCGTGATGGATGCAGAGATACGGCAGCCCGAAGCGCTCGCCGATGCGCTGATCGAGGCTGGGGGCCTGACGCCTTGGAACACAGACCAACCGACTGTACGATCACGGCCGGGATCAGCATTGGCATACCGAGCCAGATACAGCGCCGACGGTAATGAAATCATTGTCTACTACCATGGTGCCGCCGGTCGGCCGGTATGTCGAATCCGACGTCGGCAAGGCGGTGTGTCGTCTGCCTTCAATCTAGCGCGCCGGTGGTGCGCGACGTCCTTGGGAATAGCTGTTGCTGACGCAATCCCGGCGCCGGTTATTTCGATGAGTGACGAGATGGATCAAATGATACGCAGATTAGACCTAACGTCTTTTCGGAACTCTACTGGGCCACGACGAGCCGCTGGCAAGCGGACGCTCGCGGACTATGGTTTCTCAAAGACGCGCCGAAGCAATCAGGGGGCAACGATGACCAGCCTCGATGGCGGTTGGATGATGAGTTTCCAGATACTAACGACTTCAGATGCCGTGGTGGATGTGTGCTTTCGCGATCGAGCACTCCAGCGGCAAACTGATCGTGTCCGACCAAGCTACGACGCGACGTCCGCCCTAAGAATCACAAAGGCCACCAAGGGCTATTGGACGGCACGCACTTCACCAATCAACTATCCGTCGTGCCGTAGCACTGCCTAG